CAAAGGCCGATTCCTGGAGATTCCTACCGATCGACGGATTGTGTTCGCCATTGGTACACCGGGGCGTTATTCGTTCCAGTTGATCATGGCGGATACGTCAGCGGCAATCGATCAAGCCATACACTTTGTCAGTGTTGGTGGAGTCGGGTTGCCGCCTACCGAACCTGACCCGCCTGTTGTTGATCCTCCACCAGTCAGCCCGCCAGATCCGCCTACGCCAGTGCTTCCTCCGAACGAAGTCACTGAGGCAAGCCGCCGTGGCGTTGTAGCACTTGGGGATCCGGCAACAGCCACCGCATTGAAGTCTGCTCTTGAAGCGATCGTCAGGAACCCGCCAACGACCATTGAGCGACAACGCTCAGCGGTTCAGGACGCAATTGCGAGCGTGTTGCTGGCAAGGCAGGGCGTGAGCCGGGAGAAGGACTGGCTCAACGAATGGCGAATCCCCGTCAATGCGTCGATCGAAAAGGTTGTAACAGACGACACGTACATCGCGTTGATTGAGCAAGTGATTCGCGGTTTTGATGGCGTCGGCCAATCGCCTGACAAGCCTGTTGAAAAGCCGCCAGCGGAGACGCCGAAAGTCTCAACCATAAAGATGTTCACGCGGGACAATTGCAAGCATTGCACTGACTGGAAGCGTGACGAAATGCCAAGGGTGAAATCCCAAGGCTGGAAGGTTGAAGAGGTTGAGGATCTAGTCAATGCAGTACCATACTTTGATATTTGCATTGGCGGTAGGTGCATAAGGCATCAGGGCTATTTGAGCATGGCTGCGCTCAAGTCTTACGTCGATCAAAAATAGGAAAATGCGATGTCACATGGCGAGTTGCCTGAAGGCTTTTGGACCTGGTTTCTTGGGGGTATCCTTACGGTGGTAGGAACACTTGCTACAACGATCGGCGCGTTATTCAAGATAAACGAGTCGAAAAACACCCGAGCAATCGAAGCTCAGGAAAAAGAGATCATTGCATTGCACGCGGAAGTCAAGTCAGTTCGGGACGCTGCAAAGCTGACCGAAGAAGCGCGTGTTGAATGTGAGCGTGACAGGGCCGCGCTGGCAATGGAATGCAAGTACATCAATCAACGATTGGCAGCACTGGAAAACAAGGCTTAACCGCCAACATCGTTCCCAATACACCCTTTCGATCGCGGTCTGTCATTTCGGTGGCAGGCCGTTTTTTATTGGGTTTTTGAGGATGACACCCTGAAACGTTACAGCCTGTCACCCCTTTCGGATAATATCATTGTCGGACACAATGAACACGAACGCGAAAGGGTGTAGCGATGGGTGTTGAAGACAGGTTTGAGGAAAGCCAGGTGGAGTTTGCCACGGACGAGGAGCGTCGGATTGCGGACGCTGCGATTAGCACGTGGCAAACGTGGGTTGAGCAGCGATCTGCTCGCCAGTACGTGTGTTCTACCTTCAACCAAGACGGTGCTGTTGTCCAGATCCTCATTAAGCATGCAGGTGAAGGGCAATGATCCAGGGCTCAGACGAATGGAAAGCCGCACGCTGCGGCGTGGTCACAGCCAGCAAGTTTGCCGACGTGATGACCAACGGCAAGGGCGGGCAACCGTCCAAGACCGCTCAAACTTACATGCTGGAGAAGATTGGCGAAATCCTGACCGGGAGGCCGGCAGACGAGATCAATGCCAAGCAGATGGAATGGGGCAAGCTTCATGAGCCCAGCGCACGATCGAAGTACGTGTGGGACACCGGCGTTGAGTTGTGCGAGGTTGGGTTCGTGAAGCATCCGACGTTGCCGCGTGTTGGATCGTCGCCAGATGCGTTGATTAAAGACGCAAACGGACTGGTCGTCGGCGGGATAGAGATCAAGTGCCCGTGGAACACTTCGGTGCATTTGCGGACGCTCATGAGCGGCGAAGTGCCAGACGATTACCAGTGGCAGGTACAGGGAAACATGGCTTGCACGGGTGCGTTGTGGTGGGACTTCGTGTCGTTCGATCCGAGGCTTGAGGAAGGCTTGGATCTGGTGATTATCCGTGTTGAACGTGACGACGAATTGATCAGCGATCTTGAAAACCGCTTGAAGCAGTTCGTCGAAGTGATGGAAGCAAAACTCAAGAAGATCAGGGCAAGGGTGAAAGCGTGAGCGAGAAACCAGAGGCAGACAATTTGGCGTTGTGGCGCAAGGTCGAGAAAACAGACCCAGCGTTCACCAAAGAAGCGAACAACGGTCGGTTCAAGTTCACCAACGTTGATCCGGCGTACCAGTGCCGTCAGGCTACAGAACTGTGGGGACCGTACGGCGACAAGTGGGGCCTGTACAACCTTGACTTCACAACGCTTGCAAGCGATCCGCCGTCACTGATGTTGCAGGCTGACTTTGCGTATCCCGGCGGCATCGAGCAGTGCAGTTTCCCTATCGCCGTTGACATGAAACTCAAGGCGGGCGACGACATTTGCAAGAAGCTTGTTACATCAGCGATCAGCAAGGCATTGTCCCGGCTTGGGTTTAGCGCGGACGTGTACATGGGCAAGTTTGACGATGCTGCGTACGTCTCCGACCAGAAGATCCGGTCGAGCGAGCAGAAGGAGTTCATGACGAAAGCCCTTGCCCAGATCAAGAAGGCGACAACCGAAGCTGACCTTGATAAGTGTTCGTCCCGTGTGAACCAATTGATTGCCGGCGACACGCTGGACGAAGCAAATTGGCGTGAGTTGCTCCGTGCGATTGCCGAGCGACGTGAAGCAATCCTGACCGTTTGATTTTTCTCCTGTAACGTTACAGGCTGAAACGTTTCACCCTCCAACAGAGAGATCCAGTGAGAGTTATTGAATACGAAGTGTTCCACATGATGGGCCTCAAACGCGCCAACCTGAAGATGCCTGACAACGGTATCGTTCTGTTTGGCGGCGAGAATGGGCATGGCAAGTCGCGATCGATCGACTCGCTGCTGATGGCGTTGTGTGGCAAGTCTGGCATGGATTGGCCGGATGTTGAGCTTGCGGAAGAAGATCGTGAAGGATGGGTTCGCGTCAAGCTGAGCGGCGATGCTGAACTGCACGACATGGCAGGGTTCACTGTTGAACTGCAACTGAAGAAGCGTCGTGGCAAGTCAACGCTTGAGCGGTTCCGCGTTCTGGACTCCACCGGCGATGAGGCGGCAACCCCGCGAGACTTCCTGCAAAAGCTTTACAGCCTTCGTGCGTTAGACCCTCGTGCGTTGGAGAAAGCCAAGCCCGCTGAGCGTGTTAGGCTGATCAAAGAGTTGGTTGGGCTTGATTTCAGCGCGTTGGACGCTGAACGCGAAGAGGCTTACAAGAAGCGAACGGAAGTCAACCGCGACGGCAAGATGTTGCAAGGGCGGCGTACCGGGATCACGTTCCCTGAAGACACTCCCGATGCACTGATTAGCGTTGTTGAGTTGGTGGACAAGAAAGACAAGGCGATGGCGCACAACCGTGGCGTCGAGGAAGCGGGCAAGAAGCTTGCCAAGCTTGAAGCCAATGATGCGAAGCTTGCCGAAGAGATTGCCAAGCTGGAAGAACGCTTGCGAGCACTCAAGGATTCACGTGTTGAAAATCAGGAAGCGATCATCCAACAGAAAGCTGTTGTTGAGAAGTCGCAAATGGTCGATGTCACCGACATTCAGGCGGCAATCGTCAACAGCGAAGCGGTCAACAAGGAAGTGGCCAAGAAGCTTGAGGCAATGCGTATCGACAAAGAGTTGCATGCCCTTGAGGTCGAAAGCCAGAAGCTTACCGACAAGATTGCACGCATCGACAACGAGAAGCAGCGGCGATTGGAGTCTGCCAAGTGGCCGTTACCAAACATGTCGCTTGATGATTCGGGCGTGTTGCTTGACGGGCTCCCGTTTGAGCAGGCCAGCGCAGCACAGCGGTTGATTGCCAGCGTCAAGGTCGGCATGGCGTTGAACCCCAAGCTGAAGTTGTTTGTTTCGAAGGACGGCAACGACTTGGATAACAACACGTTGCTTGAGCTTGACAAGATCCTCAAAGAGAACGGCTACCAGATGATTCTGGAGTTCGTCACTCGCAGCAATGCGGACGAATCGCGGTGTGCGGTGGTGTTCAAAAATGGAACGCAGGTTGGCTTGGCTGAGGAACCTGAGTTTGATGACGTTTCAGTGGACGCAGAGCAGGGCGGTTCTGAGGCAGAGTAGTTGCTTGAGGCTACTTTGCCGGGGAGTTGGGGGAAGCCAGTCATGGGCAAGATGCTCATGACTGGATTTTGAAAGGAACACATGAACGCTGACGACATCATTATCGACCCTGAGTTTGAAGCCCTGTTGCCATACGGCGACAAGACAGAGGACTCACTACTTGAGCAATCTGTGGTGGATTCAAAAGGCCCCACCGACCCACTGGTGTTGTGGGGAGACTCAAACATCCTCATTGACGGACACCGCAGGCTGAAGATCTGCAAGCTTCACGGGTTGCCGTTCAAGACGATCAGCGAGCCGCTTGAAACGCGGGAGGCTGTGAAGGTGTGGATGCTCACGAAACAGCTTTCGCGACGAAACCTACGCGACACGTCGAAACATCGCCTTGTGCGTGAACTGTACGACCGCATTCGCAGCGAGCGCGAAGGTCGCGACGGCAACGCGGCGGACAAGATTGCCGAAGTGATGGGCACAACCAGGCGAACCGTTTATCGGCACTTGGAAACGCAACGCAAAATCGAAACGCTCATACCTGACTGGCAAGTGCAGGCCGAGCGATCGAGCATACCCAAGACTTTGATCAGTGAGTTAAGCAAGCATTCGCCAGAGGACCAACAGATACTCATTGACGAGTGCATATCGGACGGGCAGTTAAATCACTATGTGGTAGTCGGCAAGCTTCGCGAATCGCTTGGCATTAAGGTAAAGAAAACACACAACCCGCCGCTAACCGTGTTTGCCGGCGAGGATGACCAAAAGCCTGCCCGCGACAAGCCAGGCAGAGCGACCAAGAAGCAAATTGCCGCGAAGATCGAAGAGTGCCGCAAGTCGTTTGCGCAAACCAAGAAACTCGCTGAGGAACTGACCGGCAAATACTACTTAGATTCTGGCATTATGCGGGAGCGAATGCTCGTGAGCATGTCGAAGCTCCAGCAATGCCTGAAGTTCTTGGCCGACAACGCTTACAAGAGGCCAGGAATCAAGTGAGCCAATACCAGCCAGAAACGAAAGCTAAAGAACATGCGATACGTCGTGATCTTGAACTGATACTGCTTGGAGCAGCGATCGGGAAGGGTGAAGCGCGACAACGCATTCTCGATGGCTTGCCGACAGGATTTGCAACTGCGGAGATTGGCGAGTTGATTGATGCAGTTAGAGCACAGAACGCAATCCCAATTGGGAAATGGCTTACGGACAGGAAGTGCAAGTGCGAGAAAGGAAAGGACTTCATACAGGTGATTCTGGATCGACTTGTTGAGTCGAACCAAAGGGAGAAGATCAGCGCAATCGTTACTGAGATTCAGTTTGCGTTGAAGCTTGAGTCGGTCGATGAGATCAAGGCTCGAATCGTGTCGAAACTACAACAGATAGGAGAAATGCCATGAGCGGTGGATTTGAATTACGCGAAGGACAGGGAACGCTGTTCCGCAACAAGCAGAAGAAAGCCGAAAACCACCCTGACTATCGGGGCTCGTGCAAGATCAATGGCGTGATCTTTGAGATCGGCGGCTGGATCAAACAACCCAAGAACGGAGGCGATTCTTTCATATCCTTTCGATTTGAAGAAAAGCAAGATCAACCACCAAAGGACAGGCAGATCGATCGAGGACAGAAGCAGCAGGCCAGGAGCGAAGATCCTTTCTGAACCTGTTGAGACGTGCTGCGGATACGCAAGCAATTGGATTGAGGAACCGGACAAAGATCGATCCGGTTGGATTCGCACTGAATGTATGTGCGGCAAGTTTATTGGCTACCGACCAAACCTGAAAGCAAAACATGACCAAGCCGATAGTGAAGCGGATTAAGATATCCGAGATCGTAAACGACATTGACCTACAATCGCGAGTGTCGATCGATTCGGCAACCGTCGAAGAGTACGCCCAGGTTGATGATAAGAACTTCCCGCCGATCATCGTGTTCAAAGAGATCGTCGAGTTGGACAGTGAACTGTTCTGGCTTGGCGACGGATGGCACAGGCTACTCGCAGCGATAAAGCGAGGGCAGAAGGACATCTCTTGTGAGATCCGCGATGGCGACCGCCGCGATGCGTTACTGTTCTCGTGCGGCGCGAACGCTACCCACGGATTGAATCGAACCACTGCCGACAAGCGACGAGCGGTAAAGCGGTTGCTTGTAGATGGCGAATGGAGCAAGTGGAGCAGTGCGGCGATTGCATCGGCGGCATCGGTCAGCACTCCGTTTGTTGCGTCTGTCCGAACGGAAATGGAGAAGGACGGCAGCACACCAGAAGCATCCACACGCATGGGCCGGGATGGCAAGCAATACCCTGCAAAGCTTCCGCCGAAACGTGACAGCGAATCACGTAACAGCCCGCAACCAATCAGCCCGATCCGCGACAAGTCGGTGATTCCACCATCGCCCAAGAAACCTAGTGTCGCTCCGGTCGATGCGGACATGCCAGAGCGGTACGAGGACAACGAAGGGAATGAGGTGCCTGAAACGTTGTACCCTGTTTGGCAGCGGCTTGACGACTACATGCGAATCTCCAACCGGATTCGTGAATCGGGCGTTACAGAGGCATTGGCAGAGCTTAAAGCGATCGGCGTCGAGCTTGGCGACAAAGACACGATTGCGTTTGCGGACGAAGCGATTGAGAAGATTCGTTTGATCGTCAACGGCGTGAAGCAGCGAGCCCCCGCGTTTGTTCGTGGCGAGGGCTGGAGTTCGCTTTACACCGAGTTCATGGAGTCAGGTGAGTCTGATGAGTGAAGTCTACTCCGATCGCGATTACCAGATTCGCACTTACAAGCAGGTCGCACAAGCTTGGCATGAAGGGCACCGCCGAATCATTTGTTGCCTTCCAACGGGAGGCGGCAAGGGACGGATGGCAGCGAGAAAGCTCCAGATGAGTGCAGCCAAGGGGCGTGAATCGATTTTCTTTGCCGATCAGCGTGAGTTGATTAACCAGATCGCGAACCACTTGAACACACTGGGCACACCGTACCGAACGATCATGAGCGGCGTTGAGGATGAATACCAAACCGCCGAGGAACACTTGGCAGCGCAGCAGTGTTGTTTGGTCGCGAAGGATACGCTTTGGGCTCGTGCCATGCGAACCAACAAGATCGAGCTTCCAGCGGCAGACGTGATCCACATTGACGAATGCCACAAGAGCCTGAGCAGGACTTACCAAACGCTATTGGAGAAGTACCCCAATGCAACCGTTATTGGATGGACTGCAACGCCTTGCCGAAGCGACAACAAGCCGTTGGGAACGTTCTATACCAAGCTGATTCAGGCAGCGACGTATGAGGAACTGCAACGCAATGGGTTCTTGGTTCCGGTCAGGGTGATTGCACCAAGCCGACCAGACTTGAAGGGCTGCAAGGTGAGTCGCGGCGACTATGCCAAGGGCGATCTTGAAAAGCGAATGAACCGGGACGAGATGGTAGGTTCAATCGTCAAGGAATGGCGGAAACATTCGGACGGTCGATCGACAGTGTTGTTTGCTGCGGGGATCTCCCACAGCGTTCATTGCCGCAACGAGTTCAGAGCGATCGGTGTGACCGCCGAACACCTTGACGGAACGATGGAAGCATCCGAGCGCGAGGACATTCTAGGGCGTGTCGCAGACGGCAAGGTGCGAGTGCTTTGCAACTATGGGGTAGCCACAACCGGCGTGGACGTTCCCGCGTGGAAGTACATGATTTGTGCAAGGCCAACCAAGTCGTTCAGTTTGTTCAGGCAGATGGGCGGGCGGATCCAGCGGCCATATCCAGGTCACGACCATTGCATGATCCAAGACCACTCGGACAACTGCATCATCTTCGGACACCCCGACGAGGACGTTGAATGGGACATCGACGGCGAAGAGGACCAGGGCAAGAAGCACGCGGAACGCATGAAGAAGCCCAAGGACGGCGACAAGGAACCTCGTGAACCGTACACATGCCCGTCATGCTCAACGCAGTATCGCGGTCCCCATTGTCCAGCGTGCGGCGCGAAGCGGGAACGCAAACCTGAAGAGGTCAAGATGACCAAGGGCGAACTGCAAGAACTGGAACGCAAGAAAGCAAACCGGGCTGCAACGTTAATGGACAAGCAGAAGCATTGGGACGAATGTTTGGGGTGGGCGGTCGGTACAAACAAACTCGTGGGCGCTGCGGCTCATCGCTACAAGGAAAGGTTCGGCGTGTTCCCCAACAGCGAGATCCAGAACGTGCCGCGTTCATCGCAATGGAAGATGAAGGGCAAAGACTTCTACATGCAACACGTGAAACCAGAACTTGAACGCGCCAAGCGTCAGGCGGCTTACGAAGGGGCTGGTGAGTTATTTTGAAACGATCAAGCCTAAAACGTTACAGCCTGAAACGTTCGCAGCGTGAGGCTGAAGCCAAGCCGTTTCGCGATGGGCTCATTGCCAAAGTCGGCTACTGCGAGAAGTGCGGAGTGGCAGGCCAAGGCAATGGCCACCCCAATGCAAGGCTTTGCGTGCATGAGATTGCCAACGGTCCATTGCGACAGAAGGCACTTGATCAACCGTATGCCGTGCTGGTGTTGTGCTGGCCCTGCAACGGATTGGCCACAGACAAGGGCACTTGGCCGGAAGCCGAGCAGCTTGCGTGTTTGAAGATCAACCGCCCCGAGGACTATGACCTCAAAGCATACAACCGATTGGTGAACGAGAGAGCACCGAATCGGATCACTGAAGAAGAAGTCGATCAATTCACTTAGGACAATCATGAACCCACAAAAGCCAGTCAATTTCCCATTGCGTCTTCCCCGTTCGATCGACACCACGTTGCGACAAGAGGCGAACCGTGATGGGGTAAGTATCAACTCGGTGATCCTGATGCACTTGGCCCGATCGTTGGCGATGAAGGCGACACAGGCAACGAAGGTTCCGAGAACCCGGCAGAGAACCACCCCCAAAGACGGCAAGTGAGATGCTGCTAACGGTCAAAGAAGTTGCCGATCATTACCGTGTTTCCCAAGACACGGTACGCAAGTGGATACGTGAGAAGCGTATTGAGTATCTGAACGTCGGTCGCGGTAAACGGGCGACGTATCGGATACCGAAGGATGCAGTGCTTGGCAGGCGTGTTGCCAGGCCGATTGAAGAGATCGTTTAACGCTCGGGTTTACCGGGCACGAGCAAATAAATTAACCATAAGGAAAGATCAGAATGAGTGCTCCGGTACAACCCGTTGTTCCCCGTCCCGGTATCGGCAATTCGTCGGTTCAGTTGAGCATCGACAGAATCAAGCAGTGTGACCCGCACGACAATACGTTCAACGAATTCGTGCTAGACAACGACGCGAAAAAGGTTGTGATCTTTCTTGAGCAGTTGCACGAACGAGCGGCGGATTTGGTTAGGTCGATCGACAATTGGCGAAACGTCCAGCCGGTCAATCCGCAAGTTCAGCAAGACGTAGAACGATTGCGAGACTGTACGGTGTTTCGGGCGTAGGGTACGGGGAACAAGTAATTATCCGGCGCCGCGCCGGTTTATTCTCCCAAACAGCCAATCCCTGACCGTATTGGCTGCAAGCAGCAATCGGTGATCGTGTACCATCTCCCGGTACACTCCACCCATCGTTTCATCGACGTGCCCCATGATGTAGTTTACGGCAACTTGATCCTTACACGCGCCCGCTTCTGTCTCGAATGTGTGCCGCAACCAGTAGAACCCGCCTGCTTTGATGCAGGCCGCTTGGCGTACCGCACGGAACCGCTTGCTGATGTCCCCGTTGGATTCGCTGAACTGCTTGCCGTTCGCACGCACGAAGGCGTACTTGAGTTCTGTCTTGGGACGGCGATTGAGCGATGCAGACAGGGCTTCCCGCGTTTCAGGCCACAGCGGGCAGCGGCGGTCAACTTCTGTCTTGGGGCGTGGATAGTCGATCCATCCGGTCTTCACTGCTTTGGTTGCCACTGACAGCGGAAGCTCGTTGATGTCGTTGTTGCCGAAAGCGCAGTTGATCCCCAGCAGCAGCATCGCCTTGAAGTGAACGCCGGATTCGTCCAGCAGCAAATGAATCTGCTCTGGCGTGAACAGCATCTCGTCGCGTGTTCTGCGATGACGGCGAACCACCTTGGAGCTTGGCTTGCGGAAGTCGGTGCCGGTGTCGATCGTCGCAATCTTCTTGTTGGCAGCAAGCCACTTGAGGATCGTCTTAACCCGGGTGATCTCGTTCCCAACGGAGATGACGTTGCAACTCTGCAACCTGCCAGCGCGGTACGCCTGGAAGTCTTCTGGCGTGAGGGTGGCAATCGCCCTGGCTCGGCCCCACATCGCAATGAGCCGCTTGGCTGTACGGCAGTAATCCTTGTATGTCCGATCGGAGAGGTGGCCTGAGTCGCGATCGTCGCGCTTGGCCAGTAGGAACAGGTTGCACGCATCAGACAGCGTAAGCGATAGCGTGGTGGATTCCGCGATGAACTTCTTGGACTTCTCGCCACCGTCCTTGGCGTACGCTTCGTATTCACGCAACGCCCCGGGAGCATCTTCCCAGCGTCCAAAATAAATCAACTTTCCTTTGATTTTTTTGGCCCACTTGCCGGAATCGTGCGGGAAGAGAGGGAAGTCGGGGTACGGTTTCGGCGGCTTAGCTTTACCTTTCACTGTGGCACCACCTTGAGAGATACACCACCGCTAAACCCGTCCGAAGTTTTGATGGTGTAGTAAGTGCCAAAAAAACGGAGAAAAAAGTACACCCGGCAGGATTCGAACCTGCAACCCTCGGTTCCGAAGACCGATGCCAGACGTTAGGACTTCCAGCGTTTCCCGCTATTTGCCGACTCGGACAAAAATGACTAAACCCATTTGTTGCCGAAAATCGTGATATAGCCCGTGATATTACACCCACTTTACACCACTACTCCTTGCAGATACACCATTGCGTAATTCGTTGGTATGGATGGTTAATTAGTTCTCTAGAAAAAGTTAAAGCGATCGAAACGATTGAATTGACCAGACGTGTCACTGCGGGCGTTAAGATCCATGGAAACATTTACGCAGGGATGTACCAACCCCCACTTATCGCATGAGCCCCAATATGAAATCGTTTGAAGTAGACAGTGAGCGTGTTTCTTTCGCACTTGACGGATTCTCAAGCGAGACTCTCGTTCAACTGCGCAACGCTATTGAAGGCATTCTGGCGGCGCGTTCAATCACGCCTGGGAGCCAGCCTTCTGGACTTTGCTCTCAGTCTTGTGATTCGTCTCGATCTCAAGTGCAGAGCGAATTATCTCTTCTTTCAGATCCTTGCTGCCATGACGAGCAAGAAAGAGCACCAAGCTCTTAAGATTGTGCGGATCGAAGCCCCGAGACTTCTCCGCATAGATCCTGTTCATTCCAGCCTTGAACGACTTGGATCCAAACTTACAAAGTTTGAAAATATCCTCGTAACCAAACTGGAACACTGCTTCAGGCTTTGCCATTTTACTAACTCCAAGTGAACGGGTGACACGTTTAACGCTGTCACCCATTCTATCCAGGCCAATCCTGGCGTCTAGGCGTACGCCCCCTGCACAATGCGGGGGCTGAACACGCTTCCATATTGCCAACGGCCTACAGGCTAAGGCACTCGGCAACACATTCGGAGTCGAGTCCGAGATGCTTGACCAAGTGAACCTTGTCGCTGACCCGTGCGAGGTCGCCGGCGCTTGCCTCGATCACGATCGTGTCGAGCTTGACGTTCTCTTGCATCTTCCATGCCATGAACGACTCTTCGATTGCTGGTGGGACGCGGCAGATTGCGTCAGTGATCATGATCAGGTCGGTCTTGCCACGTGGACAACCAAGCGATGCCCACTTCTGCGGAAGTTCCTCAAGCGGAACGTCCATGTCGGTGCCGCAACCGAAGAAGTGCTCCAGCCATGCAAGCAGAGTCGCCTCGTCGCTGGTGCCTGGCGGAATGACCAAGTAGTTGCCTTGCTCGGAGCCGCTGAATCCGACCAGTGCGATGAAACGCTTTTGGTGACGGGCGATCCAGGCCATTGCCAGTGCCATCGCCTTGGCGTTTGCAACACGGTCGCCCTGCATCGAACCCGACTCGTCAACGACAACGACGATCGGACCCTTCTGCTCGGACTCGGTTGCGGTCAACTCTTCGATCTGCAATTCACCCTCAGCGAATCGTCGCAGGAAGTCGAGTTCCGTGTCGTCGTCGGCCAACAGTGCAAGCTCTGACGGTACGACCAATGACAGGTCATCGCCGTACTCGATGCCGACAACCTCATCGACCCCGTGAACGTGCTTGTGGATCTGCAACGACTGGGCCAAGCGGCGATACCGTCCGGCCAGTTTCATGATCTGGGCAAGCTGATGGTTCTTGCGAATCCGCTTGAACAGGTTGCGGACTTTTGCAATGTCAGAGGCGCCAGCACCCTGACCGCTAGTCCCCATACCCATGGCAGATCGGGCGTCGTTCAGTTCGCTAACTTCCTCAGAAGCTTGGCCGACCGCCTTGGATGCAGCCTGCAACGCTTGAGCGTCACGATCAAGATCGTCTTCGGGTTCGTCCTGCTTGATCATCTGGACGTACTGTTGTTCGTACGACGCAGCGGCCATCTCGGACGCAATGTCGTCCAGTCGCGTCTGGCGGTGCAGCGATTGGTACTCGGGTGTTTGCATGAGAATCGACAGGAAGTGATGCCGGCGAGCGTCGGTACACTTCTCGACCAGTTGCGGCGAAGGCTCCCATGCCGCTGCAAGGAAGTCGGACGCAGCATCGATCTCGTGCTGTTCGTAGTTGATGTTCTTGCGGGCCTTGAGCCATTCCTTGCCGCGCCGCATCGACCAGCGATCAAGCTTGAGGGCCGTTGGCGAAGGTGGCGTTTCCACCACAGTCTCTTCGATGATGTCGTCACCAGTTGAAACTGGCGTATCGTTCAAGTCACCTGCAAGTGCTGCGGCAAGATCATCGCCAAGCCGCTTAAATCGTTCTGGATCTGTCATGCGATACTCCTAAAACCTGATTCCGTGGAAGCTGGGGAGAAAACAAAAAACCCCTGCCAGACAATTATCCGGCAGGGGTGACAGGGTGGTCTAGTTGCGTGAGCGTGCAGGTTACTCGTCAACGACGATCAAAGCGGTTGGTGCGTGCGGCATGTCGCTGTGAAAGCCGTCGATCTGCTGAATTGCTTCCCACTGTTCAGTGCTGATTGTCGCGATACCCGGGTGTCGCAGTTGCACCATCACGCTTGGAAATTGCTCGTCCATCTCGGCGAAGAATCCTTCAGCGTTGTATTCTTCGTCGCACTTTACGTTCAGTCTGAGTTGTGGAGATGCCATTGTCTTGTCCTTGGGTTTTGTTTGTGAACAGGGGACGCGGGCCACCGTTGACCCGCCGCACAGAGCCTAACCCCACTCTGCCTTACGCATCGACAACACGAAACGCAAAATGCTCTTGGATTGCCTGCTGAGCGTCAGTCTCGTCGCTGTGAGCTTCGAGAAAGCCGTAAGCATCATCGCCACACACTGGCTCGATGCCCTCCGAACCGCCACGCCCGTTGTTGCCAACAGAAACGGCCATGTCGGTCATTGGGCCGCCAACGTGATGGATAAACCAAGAGCCGTTCTTGGTGACGTACAGCGTTTTCGTGCGGTAGTTGAAGTCGCTCGAATACGCTCCGTTGCTGTGGAAGAACACAAGGGTTGCGGTTTCAGTGTTGTACCGCTTGCCATCGATCACTTTGATCATCAGAGAATCCTGCCCGACTTGGGCTGTTGCGAGTAGCTGACGTGCTACCCTGGGGAAAACATGCAGCGACATGCTGCCAGTAACATTATGCACGGACTTGGGACCGTTCGCCAGTATCGACTGGCAAGTGCATTACACACGGGACGCAACAAGCATCCCGTGTGCCCTCTGCAACGTGGAGCGGCGTCACAGAGGCCCCGTTTACCCAAGCGATTCCATGGTCTGGAGTCGCAGTGTCTTCATCATGCCCACCACTCTCTCGTGAGCCTTACCAGCACGGTCGCCGGTCATCTTGTCGAGTCGTTTGGTGATGTCGGCCAACTTCTTGGCAGTCACCGCAGACGCTTCAAGGTTCCGTGGATCTGTCGTACGGACCAACTCGGTTGCATCGGCCAACAACTGAGACGCAAGCAACTGGCTTGGCTTGGCGATCTCAGCAACAGCATCGGCTACCGTGTTCATCTGATCGGGGTGGCTCCACCAAACATGACTGAGCAACGCCAGGTCGTCAGTCTCAACCGTCATACGCCCCTCAAGCCATGCAGCACACTGAAGGGCGGCGGCGGTCTTGCGGAGTCGTCGATCACCAATGACAACACCTTGAGACGTAACACGCTGTCGGATGGTCGCCATTGCCGACTTGGTGTCAGCGTCAAACGTCACGAGTCGGGCTTCGTTGCGGGCGGCTTCCAGTTCGGCCATGGTCAACGTCACGGACAAGCTTGGCGTCAAGCTTGGGCTGAACATCAAACGCTCAATGTCGGCTTCGCCAGTGACGGGCTGAACAAGTTTGCGAAACAGGAATCGGTCGAACAACGCACCAAGCTCTTTGGCTTCAGTGGGCCATTCGTTGGACGCAGCGATGCACAACTGCAATGGGCAGCGCATGGTCACGTCACCGTTCTGAAAGGTGCCCTCGTTGAGAATCTTGAGGGTCGTGTTCAGGATCGCACTGGACGCTTTGAACACTTCGTCGAGAAACGCAACTTGGCATTCGGGAAGCATGCCAGTCGTGATACGGCGGAACACGCCAGTCTTGAGAGCCATCACGTCAACGGCGCCGTGGACTTCTTCGGGCTTGCTGAACTTGTTAAGCAACACGCTGAACTTGCTACAGTCCAGAAAGCTCACGATCGAATCAGCCAACAGCGACTTGGCAGTACCGGGCGGGCCAACGAATACGGCGTGTTCGCCAGCAACAAGTGCAACCAACGCAATCTGAATCTCGTCATCGCGGTCAATGAGTGCCGCGTTAAGTTCATCGCGGCATGTTTGAAACTTGTGAATCATCTTGTGCTCCAAGACGGGTTAGAAAATCGGCACCAGGACTGTCCCGGCTCACTGGAGTTATCCGGCAGGGGTGACAGGCCGCTGAAATGTGCGTTTACGTGCGGGTGCGCGCGTAACAAAAAAACCCGCTCGGATAACCGAACGGGGTGAGGGTGAAACGTTACAGGGCGTAACGTTTAAGCGTTTGCGGGTTCAGTCTGAACCGTGTGAACCTTCTCAACAAGCTTGGCCTTGGCAGCGTCGATCTGCTTGAGCAGTTCTGCTTGCTCCGAAGACAGGTACTCGGCATAGCACTCTGCTTTGTGCTTGATTTCCTGCCACTTTTTGATTCCACGTGTCATCGTCGTGGTACGAGTGGTGTCGTCCCAACCGTCAACACACTCGTTGAGTTCGTCGAGGATTGCACGCAAGCCGCTGGCAACGGCTTCCTTGACGCTCTTGTTGCCGTCAGAAGTACCTTTCGGGACAGGGAATCGCCACAGCGAGCCACCCATCGCCTCAATAAACATCTGGACCTTTGCGGTAAAGCCAGCATGTGCTTGGGGCGTAAAATAGGCAATTCCGCGCCGGGGATTGATTGGGAACAAGTCAGCGTTGTTCTTGAACATGGTTTGGACCATGCGGGTAATGTCACTGGCTGTTCGCACTTGCATGGCATGGGCATAAAGCTTGCGAGCTTCAGTCTCGACTTCAAGCGATTCACTTTGAATGTCGCCAGTCTTGGTGTCGAGGATAACACGGCACTCGTACTGGAAGTCCATTGTCTCGCCTGCGATCTGCTTCTTGGTAAGCTGGAAGGTGATCGTCCCGTCCTTGCCCTGCTTTACCTTGTCGATCGATCGGTTTTCCTTCAAGTGCTTTGTGGCACGAGTGAACGCCGATCGGCTGTTCAAATCCTTGGCAACGCATGGAAGCCCTGCAAGTTCCAAGGCTTGACGGATGACGGCAATGTCGATCTCGCCTTCGCCAGTGTCCCAAGTAACGATCTCGCCAAGCAAGTGATCTGGTGATGTTGTAACGCTCATTTTGCTGCTCTCTTTGAACGGGGTTTGAAAGTGGCGGCGACGTGCCGCAGAGTCGGCTCACTCCAGTTATCCGGTGAGGGTGACAGCGGCCCTTATTCGCACACCTATGCGGACGCACGCGCGAAACAAAAAAACCCACGTGCCGCATGACACGTGGGTTAAGTGTAACGCTAGTTAATTCTTGTTGCCCCACAAACTACCAACGTCCGCAATCTCCTTACGGACGATCTTGGTAGTCGGCGGTGCGGTGAACAACAACCTTGCACCCTTGCCCTTGGCCTTGATTACTGTCACTTGACACGGGCCATCGATCAGTACGGATTCGTCGATGTCACGTGACAACACGAGGTTTTTCAGTTCAGGATTCTGCGACATGGTTACTTCCCTGTAGGTGGTTGTTGATTACGTTCCAATCTGGCTACACGCTTGCTAAGCAGTTCAAGCCTTCTTTGGATCACACGCATGATGTTGCGATCCTCAGCCTTCTCCGACCGCATTTCCTCAAGCCCTTCGTCATGGGCTTGGAGAACGTGGTCCATCTCTTGCAGTTCGTCAGCGACGAGCCGCTTCAGTTCTTTGATTTCCTCTTGATCCAAGTTAATCCTCTTCCGGCAGCATTACCGTCATGCCGCCCTTGTCGTTGGGTTTGATGAAAACTGTTCCGGCTACAGTGTGATTAAGCTTGGCGAACGATACGCCTTCGGGGTGCTTTCGCATGAGCTTCTGGACTTGCCTGATACAGTCCATGAGCAAGGGGACGAGGCACTGTTCGTAAGTGCGTCCATCGAACTCCGAGGCGGTTTCGCACGCCCCGTGAACGCCACTGGTGATCAACAGCCAAGGCCAGCGTTCAGGGTACGGGTGAATGAGAACGCCATCGTCAATCGCTTGCTCAGTGGTGTACACCGAGATTGGCTCAAGGCCAAAGAACGGATTGTCTTCGTGCATCAGTATGCTCCTACGGATTGGCAGGCATGGTCGATCATGCCCACGGCGGTCATGATTCGGGACTTCTCACATACGGATTCGTCAGAGCCTTCTCCGACGATCATAAAGCGGTGGCGCATGGCCCAGATTTCGTTCAGTGCTTCGTTGTCGATCGTTCCGCCAAACGTGAACGTCTGATAGGCGATCAACTGTGCCATTTCAAACATCGTGCAGCAAACGGGCTCGAATCCGTGGCACGCGAATCCGTCAAACTTCGTCTGCTTCATGAACTCGCACAGTTCAAGCGGGATGTCGCTCTGTGCAAGTGCCAATGCTCGGCTGAACTCAGCTTTGCTCATGTGTGGTGCTTTTGCCATGTTGTTCCCTGTCGGTGGACTGGACTGGACCGGGACAGTCCCGGCTTGCATCAGTTATCCGGCAGGGGTGACACTGCCTCAGAACGGGTGCTCACAATGTTCGGCAATCACTTCGAGAACGTGATTCTCTTCGTCTTCGGATAGCCTGCGAAACTTCATGATCTTTCTGTTCCATGAGCAAATAGCCTTAACGCCAGAGCGTTTGCCTTGCTCGACGTGCGCCCACAAGCCAGGCATGTTCTCAAGCCTAAAAACAATACCGACTCTCATAATTGCGATATGGAACGCCTTGAAGGCGATTGGCGTATCGAGCAAGCCGCTAAGCTTCTCTCGCTTCTTGGCCTCTTTGAGTTGCTTCTTGGCTTGAGCTTGCTCCCACTCGGCCTGTCGTTCGCTTACAAGCTTCCTGTAAGCCTCAGCGTACTCAATCAGCTTGTCTCGTTGGCTTTCGGGTGCTGGTGCAGCAAACGCCTTCTTGGACTGCATGTTGCTGTACTCTACGCCTACTTCGATCTTCCCGGTGAAGAACGACGAGGCAGGGACGTACGGTTCACCATTGACCATGTAGAAGCAATCATGGCCAAACAGTTGTCTTGGGATTCGTTCTATCTTCTTAGGCATCTACGGCTTCCTCCAGGGCGTCTAGTATGGCGTTAGCGATTTTGTCTTGAATACGTTCATAGGCCATGACTCGCTTCAGGCTTACGTCAATAGCGAATACACATTCATCGGGCGGTGACTTTTGAAGTTCCTTCAGGGAGACAATTCGATACAGCCCCGGCAGTCCTTCAATCTTGAACATCGAGTGGTCTGGCGTATAGCAGTCCATAAGCATCCTTACGCTCTGAAGGGACGCGTCTTTCGTTGATCGATACGCCGCTGCTTCGGCAAGCCCCATGCTCAATGCCTTGCTTATTGAAACGCGACCTGATTGAAACAGCTTGAACTCAAAGCACTTGAACGCAAACGGAGTGTCACAACCAAGTGCCACTCCGCGTTGTCGGGCAATTGCCCTATAGCCTGACTTTTCGTCATGCTGCTTTTCCCAAGACTCTATGAACATGTTGTCTATGCGATCACGGTCCCGCTCAGCGTGCTCTTTGAAAGTTCCGTCATTGTAGTAGGTTCTAATTACATACTGGCGATTTGCCTCATTGCGGAACGACTTTTGATATACCACCTTGCCTGCATCTGTCATCATCGCACGCGCGTAAGAAAAGAACCGGCACAATGGCCGGTTCAGGTTTGGTTAATCGAGCATCGCCCCGCTGGCGATCTCCTGTAGTGCTTTCCGCATGTTGAACTTGGAATCAGCCAACAGTTGCAGGTAAGCGTCAAGCGGCTTGCCATCGCATTCGTGCTTTCGTGCAATCGACTGAAGCCGCTCAGCCATCGCAATTACCGTTTCCTTGTCCAGTTCAAGCTTGAGGCAAATTGCCCGGCTCAGGAAAGGGCAAGCGTCAAACTTCGTGTCAAACAAGAGTTGTTCACCCTTGTTGGTTGTCGTGAAGATCCACGTGCTGTTGCGTTGAACCGCAGGGTCTTCGAGTACCGTCTGTAACGCGGACACAATCTTCGAGGTCAACGTGTGAGCCTCATTGACGATGAACGCAAACTGACCGAACAGCGATGGTGCAAGGGCTTTGCGATACCACTCGTCCAGCATTTCGGTCAAAAGCTTCTGTGCGTCGATCTCGTACGTGCAACAGTCTGGTGCAACGTGAGATGCAATGATCTTGGCGAGCGTTGTCTTGCCGGTGCCAGACTCGCCCGTGATCCAATACACCTGACCGTCCAGGCCAGTCGTCTTGAGCGTACAGGCCAAACGTTTCAGCGTCTTCTGGTGCCCAGCAACCTCACTGAAGTTGCGTGGGCGTTCTACTTCGTACAGTGCTGTCATCTAAAGCTCCATTGACAGGGTTCGTTGCCGGGGATGTCCCGGCAGTGTTGTTATCCGGCAGGGGTGACACCGGGCTTAGTTGCTCTCTCGGATCTTGGCCATTCGGATACGCTTCTGCTTGTCGATCAGCAGGGCGTTGGTGTAGCCATTGGACAACCCGACGTAGAACACCACTCGCATGATTGGCGAAGTCTTGAAGTGTTCGATCGTTTCGCTGACCGTCATTCCGTCCAATCCGCCATGCTTTTCGTCCATGTCCATGCCCATCGCTTCAGCCAAGCTTCTCAGCATTGGCCCAGCGACGTTCTTCCAGATTTCCGCACCGCAATGCTCAACGAACTGATGAGCTTCTTCGTTTGCCTCTTGGCATTCGGGGTTGTCTCGAACGTCCGTGTACTCAAACTTACCGTTGGTATTCATCAAACTGCTCCAATACAGGCTTGTGACTGTTCACCACGTTGGTGAGCCGCATTCAGGCCATGAAACATGGCCCCACTCTGCGTTAGGAAACAACGGTTACTTGTCGAGAGTAAACTTGCTCCTCAACGTACTTCTTCGTGGTGTAGTCGTAGTAGCGACTGAACACTTCAAACAGATCGCCTTCCCAATCGGTTGCCCAAGTACGAGCGTGCTGGATTGGCGTTGAATACTCGTCCCAGCCGCCGTTGTCGCTGTTGTCGTCAAACAGCTTGCCGTTGCGGCGAATGACGTAGCGGGTTCGAGTCCGTGTTACTTTCTTGCCCATTTTGCGTCGTACTCCTCGTGTGTCATAAGGTTGTTCCACAGCAACAAGCCATCAATCGCTTGGTGCTTCAATTCAATCTCATCCCGAAGGTGAGCTTCAAGTTGTGCGTTCCTGAGCGCTAATCGATCGACTTCACGCTGAAGGCTCTCGACTTGGCGTTTGAGACTAACGCGGGGACGTGTCGCTAGCTGCATGGTTGCTCCTGATTTCCTTTGGCCTTGTTGATTGCGGCTTGAACCGCTTTGAGTGCTGGGAACTCGTCAAGAGACGCGGTTGTCTTGACGCTTTCGTGGAAGCTGTTCAGGATGCCCTCAAGTGCTTCGAGCATGTCGGGTGCAGCGGCAATCAGATTTGCGTTCGCTAGGTCTGTTTCCGTTGCAGTGTTGCCGTATGGCATTTCAAAGAACTTTGCCCGTGGTGGCATTGCTGGTCCGATTGGAGGCACGATCACGTTGAGGTATTCGCCACCACCACAAGCCTTGCCGTGTGACACTCTCCACGGTCCAGGTGTATGATTGCTCATGGTTGCTCCTATTCGAGAAAGCGGTAGTGATCAGAGTCTTCAGTTTGGATTGCCTTGGCCTTTTCGCGGGCGTCGTCAAGGCACTCACACATGGCATGGATCTTGAAGCGACCACGCCATGACAGTTCAACGTGGCTGCAAGGGCCACAGATCGGACACTCGAACGATGGAAGCCCATCGAGCAATTGCTGAGTTTCGGGTTCTGTCCGAGCACCAACATCAGCGATTCGCAATGTCTGCTGAGCGTACTTGTTGCAGGATACAACGGCCAACATGGGGGAAGTCTCCAAACGGGTAACGGGTAAAACCAGTGATGCCCCTAAACGCTGCTGCTGAGTAGGGGCAAGGCTGGGCTTACCGCATGTTCAAAGACATGGAGATGATTTGGCTCCACGAGTCACTGAAGTGCGACTTCTCGTAACGCAAGCATCGATGTTCGACGTGCGACTTCATGCTGGCGATTCGATCTTGCAGCTTCGGCTTGGTCAGACCACGGATCATCGACTTGAACTCGGTGCCATCTTCGGACGTGTAGATCACGGGAACGAAGTACCGATAGCGGTTGCTTGCCGGAAGGCGTTGAGCAAACTCTTTGCCCATGTCGGCAACCTCGTTCACGATCTTCATGGAAACTATTACGTGTGCGTTCGTCATTGCATTGCTCCAAGGGTGAAACGTTACAGGGTAAAACCAGAGCCGAGCCGCCCTGTCGAAGCGGCGCGGGTGCTGGGTTCACTCAGCGTCATCGTCTTCGCCATCACCAAACAGTTCTGTCCATCCAACTGGCGAAGTGCCAGAGATCAAGAACTCACGATCTTCGGCAGGCAGTTCTGGGAAAGCCTCTTGGATTCGTGCTCCACTGGAGTATCGATCAAACCCTTCCATTGGCACTTGGACCGAATAGGATTCGCCAGTGACAATGCAAGGCCCGGTGAACACAAGTGATAGTTCAGGTGCGACAACGGCACGGCAGTGGCAAGCGGCTAAGGCATATCGCATGACTGATGCTCCATTAGGGTTAAACGTTACAGGGTGAAACGGACCAGAACCGGCAGTCCGTCACCACAGTTATCCGGCAGGGGTGACAGGCCGACTAATGCCACCTTCAAAAAACTTTCCAAAAAGTTACAGACAGTCACTTTACTCTGGAGTGAGAGACGGTAGAGTGATTGCGGCTTCGGTTTGGATAACCGGAAGTCTGTTGGTGTTCTTTGGGTTAGTGATTAACACGCCCCTGGTACAAGGCTATCTGCTTGTAGAGCAATAGCTGGTAAACCGCATGGGGCTCCATTTCGGGGTGGAGAAGTAGTAACTCGTGAGGCTCATAACCTCAAGATCGCTGGTGCGAACCCAGCCCCCGAGACTGTCGCTGCCCTGAACGCCAACGACTACCATCTACGAAGCAGCCATGGAGCCTTGTAAACTCCGTGGCTGTTTTCGTTTCTAAGCTAAGGCCCCACTGCTATAAACCGGCCCTAGAATGATCCCGGGTCGTCGAAGGCGCTGCGGTTCCATCGGGGTCGTGTTTGAATCAACGCAATCTTCAGCGGCAAGGCCAATGTCGTTGGGGCGTCTGAGGACTCTCTGCGGGGAGCGGTGCGGGACGTTAATCATCAGCGGTGGGCGAAGTAAGCGAGTGCGGCTCCGAAGGTTGGGGTTCTCTTACGCAACAGCCTGGTAAGGGCTCGTTGCGCTCATGCTCTCCAAAGGTTGGCGTTACCAACAACGATTATGACCAAGCAAACAGTGCGACTGGCTTACGAACAACGAGACGCAGTGCTCAGGGCGATGGGGTTTCCGAGCTACCGCGCGTACCGCCAGTCTGGAATGTGGATTCGGATACGTGAAAAGCAGTTGGCGGATCAGCCGTGGTGTACGGGCTGCGGTCGCAAAGCTTCGCAGGTTCACCATCTGCGATACGACAAGCAGACGTTGCAAGGACGGCGCCCTAGCAACTTGGTTTCTGTCTGTGGCCATTGCCACTTCTCAAGTGAGTTTGATTCAATCGGCACAAAATTGAGCATTGACGAAGCGAACAAGCGGCTTTTGGCGAAGTTGCGATCTTCACCCATTGCGTCAAGGATGAGTTCTGGTTCGTCAAAGAAAGGCAAGCGGTTTACCAAATGAACTACAAGAGCAAGCGGAAAACCCATTCAAAGCGACAAGAACGCATCGCGCGATACCAAGAGGATTCACGCAAGAAGGTGATCGAACCGATTCCCTCAAAGCCCGGTACAGTGTTCGAGCCAATGATCTGCATGGATTGCGAGACGGTCTACACAACTGACGACACCCATATCCGAATGAACTCCAAGGTGTTGTGCATCAAGTGCGAGGGAATGCTGATGTTGTTGCACCAATACGACGCAGACCGGGACGAGTGTGAGCTTGACGTTCGCTTGAAGGAAACGCTTCGGACCACGCTGTAACGTTGCATCCCCCTTCCATCTGTCACCCCCAGCGGATAATGCTAGTGACAGCCCTGTAACGTTACAGGCTGGGTTTAGAGCTTACTAAAGGGGGACGGGATGATGGGTGAGTTTGTGTTCGATGTGCTGTTCTGGTCGGTTTACACAGTGATCATCATGTGGAGCGTCTGGGTTATTACTCAGAAGCACTACGGCAGGAAGTTGAAGCAGGAAAGAGCCTGGACGGACGAGGCTATTGCCGGTACTGAACGCATCGCGAAGGATCTGGAGTCAACCCGTAAGCTGAACGTGGAAATTGCCAGGGAACTGGATACAAACAAGCACGAAGTGGGCAGGCTTGCCGATCAGCGCAAGGAATTGCTTCAGAAGTTGCTTGGACAAGGCGGCGATAACAAGCGGCTACAGGACGAACTTGACAAGGCCGTAGGTGAACGCGCGGGAGTGGTGAAGGTGAACCATGAACTAGCCGAAGAGAACACCCAACTACGTGCCAAGCTTGAAGACACCGAGAAGGCATTGGACATCAACGACAAAGCTGGTTCGGCAAAGTTCATGAAGTTCATGGAAGCCAAGAAGCTTGTTCGTGCAGAGGTGGCCTATCACCTTAGCAGGGCGAACGAACTGAACGTATGGTTGAAGGCGAGCGATTTCCAACTCGACAAAGCCCCCGAGAACGCTCCAAAGCCCAATAGTGACTGATTGTCACGTCAAGCCGTTTGCGCTCGAAATAGGCCCAGAAATGAAAGCCCCCAATGGTGTACCGCAAGAAAGCAAGACAGATCGACAAGAAGAGCAAGCCCCGTAGCGTAATCAAAGCCCCGTTGTGTCCATACTGTGGCAAACGGAGCAAATTGATGACGGGCGCCGAAGCGTTAAGCACGGAGATTGGCGAAGAGCGACCAGACTTACTCAAGAAGTTGTGCTATGCGTGTTTGCCTTGTAACGCGCGTGTGTGGTGCCACAATCGAGACGGAAGCCCCCTTGGCACATTGGCCAATCGGGAATGCCGGTTGTTGCGTAAGATCTGCCACAAGCTGTTCGATGAACTGTGGGAGAGTGGTCGCATGACGCGCGATGGAGCTTACGTTTGGTTGGCCAAGCAACTAGGGCTTACACGTAGGCAATGCCACTTTGCACTATTTGAAGAGACAATGTGCAGACGCGCGATAGAGATTCTGGAGCACGAGAAGCTATTTCGTGCGTAAATGGGTGCATATCGGCCAGCCTAGACTGGTCGATTTTCGTGTTCTCTGGCGGCACTCCAGCCTGTCCTGTCCTGCCCCTCCCGTATGTGGTATGCCGCTGGCACTTGGCGTATCGGCTATCCGTTGGCGATCGGCCTATCCGATTGGCGGATTGGCGATCGTCTGCGGCACTGTGCTGTGAGCCGTGCGCCGCTGCGGTCGGTCAATTCAGTTATCCGGCTGGCATGACAACGGGGGCAGGGTGCAACGTTTCAACCTTGCCGATTGTGGCCCACTGCGTGAGCCGTGCGCCACTGTGAACGCTCGGCATGGCGTTGGGATCATGAAACGAATAAACCCCGCCAGATATAAACCTGGCGGGGTTGTCGTTGGTCGATAGTTGGGATCGGCCTAGTGTTCGAATTCGGTGCGAATGCTTAACTGGATTGCGCGTGCACTAGATAGGGATTAGCCGCGGAGAAAGTATCGATAGCCAAAGCTATCACGGGTCTGTTTGCCGATGATCTTTAAACCGCGATAGTAAACCGTGGTTTCAATGATGCGGCCATGGCTATCACGCCACTTTGACGATTCTTGACGAGTAGCCTTTGAACTCACGTAGTGGTCAAAATTTCCAGCCCTATCACCGTGAATGCATTCGGTATACTTGATTTTCGTTTTCATTGTTAAATCTCCTAAGTGATTGAAACGGGGAATGATGAAACGAAACAAGCCGGCGCCACTGAAGAGCGGCGCCGGCTACGTTGGGATCGTGCGGGATGTTAGCCGGGCAGTGCGGACAACAGTTCCTGCAATTCAAGTTTGCGGCGCTCGTCTGCGCTCACTGTTGGCGAAACTGCCACGTGTGCCGATGCGCCCTTGCCGGTTTTCTTGGCCTCGCGCTCTGCCTTCTCACGCAAGACGCGCTCTTCTTCGCCTGGTTTGTCAAGCTTCTCGAATGCTTCCTTTACCGCTGCCTTGAATCCGGCAAGATCACGCAGAATCGTCAACGCCTGTTCGCCATTCAGTGACCAAGGCCCACCTTGCACTTTGACGCCGCATGACAAGCCACCTCGGCCCATGAACGTTTGCGCCTCAAACGTCTTCTTCGGCGCTTTGCCCTTCTTCGCTGCCAGCAGCGCTTCAAGTTCGGCAATGGTGATGTCTTTCGCTGCGGTCTGTGGTTGTGTGCTCATTCGTGAGACTCCAAAACGGGTTTGAAACGGGGATGATCAGGCTGAAACGTTACAACCTGTCATGATTCGGACAATGGTATTATCAATCAGGGGTGACAAGCGATTGCATGTCACGCAATTTATCGGGGGCGAATAGGGCAAAGCGTTGGCGTAGGGTAGCCTTGTATCGTTGCACTTTGCGTACGGAGCAACCGAGTTCTGCCGCTGCCATTTCGTTGCTCATCTCCAGAAACAACCGTCCGTCAAACGTCATGCCAGATAGAACAATCGCTGCGCGTAGTTCGTGAACGTCATGGCATAGTCGCGATACGTAGCTGGGCAGTCGGTTGTCGCTGGGTTCGGTGTCGGCCACCAGCGACGAATCAACGGGATCGTCTGCGAACGGCGATAGGTGGCCATCATGACAAGCTTGTTGCTCAATCCAGTTGATTAACACTGCATGCACTGAGAGATAAACCGCGCCACGTATTGCCGATGCTGATTTTGGCGGTCGTTTGGCGATCGTTTCTAAGGCTTTAATCAAGGCGTCTGTGCTGAGGTCGTCAATGTCTGCGGGTTGCATGGTCATGCCATACAATCGCAACTTGCGCGTTAGCCGTCTGCGGGCCATTCGCTGAAGTTTCAAGGCGTTGTCGTTGTCAATTTGTGGGATCACGGTAACGAAGTCCTATAGGCAAGGGAACGGGAACGAAGTCGGCGAACATATCGCCAGTAATATCATGATACGCTGTAACGTTACAACAGGGCAAGGGGATAATCGGCATAAAACGTCGTAGACAATGAATAAATAAGCGGCCCGTTCTGCCTATTGGCTTAATGCCATGTCATCCGATCTCCGCTCGGCTCACGAATCAACTAAAGAGAACAGACCGGGAATACACTATGGGATCATGCACGCAACCACTGAAGCCACCACTACACACAATCACCACACAATCACCCACCAATGCCAATCACCCACCAATGAACGCGATACACGTAGCATTGCCGCGCCGCTGACTATCCGTATGCCGATCGTCTGCGCCGCTGCGGGGAATGGGTGTTAAAATGGGGGAGATTCTTGGTAAACTGGGCAAGATAGGCAAGCTATAGCTGCAATGTTGAGCCCTGTTATTAGAAAACTGCCGCAAAATGCCACGTTTTCCGCAGTCCAATCCGATCGACTAGCCCTATGCCGTAGGGGGCAGGGTCCCTTTGGCGGCACGACTATTAGTTACGTTCCTCCCCGAACTTTTTCCACCAAAACCGATTTCCCCACTCGGGGGAGAAAACCAGTATCCGTGAATCTGCCGCAATTTACGGGCTAAAATGAAAAGCGGGTGTGGTATGCTCACGGGGCGGGATAGACGTGCCGCGAGGTTGCTTCTGCCACTGGAGGGGATGAAACGTTACAGGCTGTCATGCTTTGTCATGCTTACCGGATAATATGGATGGCGGGAGAATGGGAGGCGGCGGGGCGGGTCCGTAATGCGAGCAATCGCTAAGGTTGGTTCGATCCCAACACGCTTCACTGTGTGAAATTAACGTCGAGATTCACCGCAAAAACAATACAACGTGACAGCCGGAGAGACGGCACTTATGAGGCGGCGGCGTGGTGCCGAGCGGAATTATCAGCCCGCAGCCGCGAGTTCGATTCTCGCCCGCCTCATTTAGAGGGTGTTCTTTATGGAGACTGTTGATGATTCGATGGGGAGACGAGCAGAAGTCGGCATTGCGTGAGTTTAGTGCTGCTGGTTGGACGCAGGGGCAGATAGCTCGTGCGATGAGTTGCAGCACGACGACGATTGCCGGGAAGCAAGCTGAGTTGGGTATTAAGTCGATGCCCCGTGGTCGTCGTTCTTACGTGCTTGGCGGCGAGAGCAAGGGTGGAGCGGTATTTGTGCGGTTGCCGAAGGGGTTGCACCGTGAGTTTGCGGAGATGTGTTTGGATCGCATGGAGTCGATGAATGATTGTTTGGTGAGGCTGATGGCGGGAGAGGTTGCAGCGTTTCGGGGTGAATTGGTTGAGTCTGAAGCGTTGCAGGGTGAAACGTTACACGGTGGAGAATAGCGATGCGATGGCGTGACGTGAGGTTTGAGAAGCCGACTGAGGCGGATGCGGATAGCGATAGATACATTTTTCAAAAGCTGACAGGCGGAAGATACACCGCTTGGCACTGGGACAGTCTTGCCGACTGTATCGCTTGGTGCCCAACCAGCGAACTTCCCGCATTTGATCCGATCCCCGATCCACCCGAGGGCTGGAAGTTCGTGGTGGAGGGCGATGCGTTTGATTTTAGATGCCAGGTGTGGGATGCGAGCATTAATCAATATCGACCGCGAAACTATCCTCGCCTGCCACTTACGGCAGGCAACGTTTACATCGTCCCCATCGACCCGCCTGCACCACCGGAACCGCAGTATCGACCGTTTGCGAATGCCAAGGAGTTTGCACCGCATCGTGACAGGTGGTGGCGATATGAGAGCGACGTTTCATCGCGGCGTAGGCCGCCGTGCGCATATGACGGCCTTGGCATTGGCACTGAATCGTGGGAGCAGTGCTTTAATAGCAGGCTTTTTGAAGACGGCAGCCCCTTCGGCATCAAAGTGGAGCCATTCGAACCATGAGCGGCCCTCGATCTGAACCACGTCCGCGATTGACTGACGATCAGGTGCGAGAGATCCGCAAGAGCGTGGAGGCGTTGAGTGAACTTGCGCGTCGTTACGGAGTGAGTCGGATGACGATACGGGATATTCGGAAGCGAACGAGATACGGGAAGGTGAGGGACTGAGATGGTCGCGATGGCAAAGGGCAACTGCTTTGACGGTGCGTGTCTGTGTCCCGATGAGCGAAAGCCGGTGGAGATGGTTGCGTTCAACGGTGGTGGTATTTCGTGGAAGGGCGGGTATTCGATCGCGAAGTACCTTCCCAAGGCGGCAGTGGAGCACAGGAGCCACAACTGGAACTTTCGGCGGGCGATGCACTTTGCGGAGAGTATGGATCGATTATCCGTTGGTGTGGCATTCTCGCGCGGCGCGACAGCGTTAAGCCACATGCCGGCGTTCACGGATTACTTTACTGACGTTTTTCTGCATACACCAGCGTTTGATCAGCCGATGGTCAACCCTGGTTGCCGATACCACATTTTCGTCACGCAAGGGGACAAAACGCCCGTGGCGAAGGACGGATTTAGGCTGTTTGAGTGGGTTGCCGATCACGGCGCGACGGTCACTTTGGTGACGCTTGCGTGGGCTGAGCACGCGAATCCGACATGGTTTGAGATGTGGCTGGAGCGAAAACGGCACATGTTCCACAACATTGTCCCTATACTGACCGCGTGTAACGTTACACGCTCGTTTTACACCCTTGAAGAGTTGAGAGCACAGAATGAGTGGCAGCCAAGCTGTTGAGATTGAGAAACGGTTGAACCGTCAGGCCAAACTGAAGGGCACTGACCAGTGGTTCGACATGGGGAACGTGTCTTTCGAGGACGCGGCGATAAACTTGGCCGAGAGGCTTGGGCGAGGTGCGGACAAGATTCACGTGACATTGCGAGATGCTGACGATCTTGCGACGGAGTTTGACGTGACGGTGGAATCGACGCGGGCGTACCGGGTTGTTGGCTTACGTGGCGGTGAGTAAATGGTAATCAGCACGGACGAAAAGCGGCACCTTGAGCGGCTCGTGGACTCTGTTGTGGAAGCGAGGGCAGTGTTTGACCTTGCGTCCATGGAGTTGAGCAAGCGACTTGACATCAGCCTTGAATTGGCGTCTGAAGCGATCGATGAGGCTGATGAGGTTCAGGACTTGTTGGACAAGTTTGGCATTGAGGTGTCATCGTGCGTGAGGACCACGTGGGAGAACGTACAGCGTTCATGCACGGGCGAAGAGCCTGAAGCTTCGCGTTATTACGACGAAGATGATGAGGAACTGTTCGGCCCTTGGGGTGACGCTTACGAGGGCTGGTGATGTTTGAAAAGGAACTTGACCCCACAGCGCCGATAGAGATCTGCGGAAAGTGGTTTATCTGGGATGCACGTACACGGCGCCATCGACCAGCAGAAGAGCGGCCAGCCAAGCCAGCCAGGACCCGCAAAAGCGAAGCGGGAGATCGAGATTTGGCTTCCGTTCCTGTTGCCCCTGAACAACGAACTCGCCGGAAAAAACCGCTTCGTCGTAGCCAGGATTGCGAAATTAGTCAAAGAGTTGACATCGAGATCCATACCTACCGAGTACACTCATGCGACACCGATGCCGTCTTTATTAAACACGCGCTCGACGCAATCGTTGATCGACGAGTTATATCGCAAGACACTGCGGAGAAAATCGCGTCAATCAAGTTCCTCGCCGCCGAAAAAGTCGCGACGTACGAGGAAGAAGGACACTTAATCAAGATCATCGCCGCCGAATGATTCGGGCGGGATCACGCAACTTCGGTTTTTTGCTTTCGTGCTAAAACGATCTGTTGCATGTTGGCTCGCTTCATTTCGATGATGCGAGTCATCTTCTTTTTCTTCTCTTGGCCGTACGCGAATACCGTATCCCTTCCCGGTATTTCTGCCGGATTGGTGATGCACTTGTCACGGTAGAAGTGTTCCGCTGCGTAGATTTCGTAAACACGCTTCTGGCTGTTTGTTCGCCATCGTTCTTCGTTGCGTCGATCGGTTGGCGGCTTGCCCCCGCTCTTGAGCAAGTGCAATTCCCAAGCGATATCCTTCCAGTCCATGCAAAGCTTGTCACGCATGAAGATGATCAGGGCCATTTCGCGGCGTTGCTCAACGTCCCACACAAGCTTGCGGGTTCTGCGGTTGACGATCGGGCCAAGCTTGGTGCCAGCGGGCGGTGTGGTGAACGAATTACCTTTGATGCGTGCCGTTCGACATGCCTCCTTCATTCGGGCACTGGTTGTTTCCGCTTCAAGCTGAGCGAACCCGGCAATGAGCGTCATGAACATCCGGCCAATCGGAGAGTTTGGCTGGAAGTGCTGACCGCCAAGGTTGAGGATGTGCAAGTTGATGTGGTTGTTTTGGAACCAATCGTTGCAGTACAGAAAGTCACGTGTGTCGCGGAATGCACGATCGCACTTGTCGATGATGAAGTGGTCGCCCTGCTTGATCTGTGCAAGGATCTTGCGAACGCCAGGACGGGTCATGAACGGACGTAGCCTTGCGGACCTTGCCTGTCCGTCGTCAATCACGCCGGCGAAGCGAACCTTCTGCGGTTGAAGCTGAAATCGGAAGTAATTCTCCATGCGAAGCTTTTGATCAGGGATCGATGAATCCGCCTCGTACTGGTTCTTGGTGGACACGCGAGCGTAACCGTAAGCACACGGTTGACCGTCTTCAGGCTTGGCGTAGAAGGGCCGCTGAACCTCTTCGCCGGCTGACGGAGAGCGGTATCGCTTGGGTGGAACCTTGATCAATTCGTCAAACTGTCTCAGTTCTGCGACTGTTCCTGCTTCTGGAATCTGCAAGGTTTCTTCGGTAATTTCGTTTTTGATTCGCTCGACTTCGGCGTAGACCATCGCCCGCAGTTCGTCGATTGTGTAGATCATCCAGTCTTTGAAGATTGCCATAGATTTGTCCGTAATTTTCGGGGAGTTTTGAAACGACAGTGCCGACGATGGCAGTCCGTCCATTTAACTATATCCGGCAGGGGTGACACGGCAGCTTGCTACACCTCCTTATTTTAGCCTTAGCAAGTCCAAGAAAAAACGCACTTGACTATTGCGATCGCACCTAAACAGGTGTTAAATGAATAGTGACAGCCTGTAACGTTTCAGGCACAGCGGTCCAATCGCCCAAACATTGTGGCAGGAGTTTGACGTGGCAGAAGAAGCGACGATCGTAGACACACCGGCGAACGACAGTGATGCAACACTGAGCGATGGCGATTTGTCTCGGATGTTCACGGACGCTGCTGGCGTTGCACCCGGGCCTGCTCCAGACGTAGCCGATGAAACTTCGGTTGTATCGGACGAAGCTCCGGTCGTAAGTGACCAAGTTCCGGTGGCTGACCCGGCGACAGCCGCGAGCGAGCCTGCTGCACCTGTTGTTGAACCGCCAACGATTCAGTCTGCTGAGTTGTTGGCAGCGGCCAAGGATCTTGGCATTTCGACCGATGGCATGAAGACCGCAGAGGATCTCGCACTTGCGAGTTTGCGGAAGCTTCACGAATCGGCACCAATGTTGAACTATGCTCAACAGTTGTTGCCCTATGCCGATCAGATTCGCGAGTTCTTTGCTTCACGTGAAGGGCAAGCGGGTCAACAGAATCAGCCTGCTGGACAGCAGGAAGAGTGGACGCCCGATTCGCACTTCAATCAGCTTTGGGGCGGTCCACAGTGGGACTCGCAGTTCACTGAAGCGATCAATTCTGGGATGGTCCAGCGCGATCCAGCGACTGGGTTGTGGCAATCGGCACCTGGTTACGAAGTGATAACGGGCTCGATGATTGAGCCGCTGAATGCCGCTCATCGTCACGCGACCAGTTTTTGGACAGAGCTTTCCCGCAGCAATCCGTATCAGAAGTTCTACCAAGCGATGGAAGAACCGATGCGTCGAGCGTGGAAGCAGGACATGGAAGAGTTCTTGCAAACGCGGGAGCAAGAGGCCGCGACGAGCAACGACATTGCTCAGTTTGAAAAGCAGCATGAAGCGTTGTTGTACAAGACGAATCCTGTCACGGGACGGCGGGAACCAACTGAACATGGCAATGCGTTGTTGAGTTCGATCGATCGAATCAACCGTGCCCAGACGCCGCAGGAAAAGCTTGCAATCGCCGTTGAGTTGGCGGGTATTGGCAAGCAAGCCGCGCAGCAACCAGCGCAGCCAGTTGCCGCAGCGCAACCCGCACAGCCCGCGCCGGCTGTTCCTGCACAACAAGCCGCTCCTGCACAGCCAGTTGCAGCGGCACCAACAGATCAACGGTCGCAACAGTCGTTCCTTGATGGGGCTTTGAGAGTTGCATCTCACAGCCCTGGTTCAAACGGTTCGGGCGATGCAATGGGCACCGCTCCTGTCCAAATGGAAGCAAATGAGTTGGGCAATTTCTTTATTAACCAATTCAGAAGCAGAACGTAAAAAGGTGACTTATGGCCGACGAATGGATCGGTATTGTCAATTCGACACGTGCCCGGTACATGAAGGGCGCGTCGGACTTGACAATCCGCAAACGACTGTTGCTTGCAATGTTGCGCAAGCGTGGTCGCTTTGAGTACAACTGCTCAGGCGACGAAATGAAGTGGCAGGTTGAGTTCAGCCAGCCTCCTGTCAGTGCTCACGCGGACGGCGGTGTGGTTGACTTCGCGAACCACGATGCGTTCCGTCAGTTGTCGTTGGATTGGCGCGGTTACATCGCGACCGATTCGATGAGCAAGAAGCAAGTCGGTATGAACAAAGGCGATGAAGCCCTCATCCGTTTGTTCAACACGAAGCAAGAGCGATTGCGTAAGTCGATCGACAACAACTTCGCCGGCGAGCTTTACCGAGACGGTTCGGCAGCGGGACGTGAAAACAACATTCACGGCCTTGAAACGTTCTTTGGTGCGGGTACGGTCACTGCTGGCGACCGCATTGCGGCTCCGAGCGACACTTACGGCAACACTGCGTTGTCCACCGTTCCGGCGACGTACGGCGGTTCGTGGTCGAGTGCGTTGGCCACCAAGCCGAACGCTTCGTTGGCGACTGACTGGCCTGACGGTCAAGGCGATGTGGAGTACGACTTCAACAGTCCGAAACTCATCAACTGGAGTTCGACTGCATGGGGAACTTCGTCCACGACTTGGGAAGCCAATGCGTGGCGTGTGATTTCTCAGGCGATCACTTGGTTGACCACGACGGGTGGCGACGATGGCATGCCGTCGTTGATCCCGATGGCGCCGAACATGTTCCAGGGCTACAAGAACGCTCAGGAAGTGAAGACCCGAATCAACATTCCTCACAAGGAATCGCAAGATTTGGGATTTGGCAACACGCTCAACCAAGACGGTTGCGGGCTGTACCCTGACTTCGATTGCCCTGTTGATACGGCTTACTGCCTCAACGTGGCGATGATCACGGTTTGCAGCTTGTTTGACGAGTTGTTTTGGATGGAAGGTCCAGACAAGGATCCTCGCACTGGCTGGGGCTATTTGTGGGGCACTGGTTTCTTTGGGAACGTGAAGTACGAATCACCGAAGCATTTCGGCAAGATCAAGAACTTCGCTTGATGAATCGGGCGGTCGCGTAAGTCGCGCGGCCTTTGGGACTTTTTTTAAGAAACGTATTGGAGATTCACCATGGCCGATAAGGTCAGTTCATTACCGCGACGGGGTAAAACCTATAGCGGTGGTACTCCAAGCTCGATTGGTCAATCCGTTGGGCTTGAAGGGTACATTCAGGAGTTCAAAGACGAGGTTAGCACTGGCGCGGGCGTGCTCAGCCAGCGATCGGGCCAAGTCACAAAGGCGATGCTTGTTCGCAATGCTTCGGGGTTTGCCTTGCTTCCCGGTCGCAGCGTTGCGTGGCAGGCTGGATTTCGCGGGCGACGGGTTGCGGGTTACACCGCGACCACTGCTCAAGAGGTTGCTGGTTACGTGGACGACAAGTTGCCATCGACGGGCGTTGCTCAAAACGACTTGTTCTGGTTGCTCCGTAAAGGGCCAGCACTGGTCAAGACACCAAACGCGGGTGGTGCTGCAAACGTGTTTGCTGAAGGTGACGTGCTTGTTGCGTTGACTGCGGCAACGACGGGAGCGGTGACTGCGGGGCGCCCTGCGGTTCTCGACCTTGCGGTTGCAACCAACACGACGGGAGCGATTGTCAACCGAATTGGCCGAGTCATGAGCGCGATGACGACCGCTCAGACGAACGCTGACATGCTGGTTGATTTGGAATTGATGTGATCGGTTGCAGCCTGAAACGTTTCAGGCTGTCACCCTTGGCGGATAATAACATTGAGCCGGCCAGTCTTCGGGCTGGTCGGCTTATTTTGCAAACAGGTGCAAACGATGGCGATCGATAAGCAAAGATTGGACAAGTGGTTTAGCAACAAGGCATTGCCGGTATCTGACAAGACTCAGAATCACGGTGCCCAAGAGATCCGCATGAAAGCCAGAGCGTTGGCTGATGCGATTGTTGCGAACACACCGGCGAGTGCCGATCAGAGCGATGCGATCCGCAAGGTGCGTGAAGCGATGCAGGTATCGTTTCAGTCGATCGTTTGCGAGTGACAATCCAACAGGCCAACAATGCCTCAGAAACAAGACATTCGACAGATACCCGCACCAGATGGCGGGCGCGTAGAAACTGGGCCAGTCCAGTTCGGTGACGATTGGCCAGGGACGTTCATTCGCGGTGACAGTTCAGCGTACTACGCACTTCTCTTGAATCAGCTTATCGAAACGGGAGAGGTTGATTTAATTTCCAAGATTCAATTGCGCGGATTGGTTGACGAACTAAACAGTTCGACGACCGGACCATGCAGCGATCGAATCTCTTCTTTGATCCTCAAGCTCCGCAACGCTAACAAAGCAGGCAATGATGCAGAAACCGAAACTTGATGTCCTAGTCGTGTTCTTCGCCTTCGGTGGCAATGGTTCAGTAGGCATGCAATTGCCGCAGATCACGACATGGTTTGCGAAGCTTCACGAATGGATGAAGAAGGACGAACGCATTGGGAGAATCGCGTGTGTTACAGCGGGCGATATCCCCTTGTCGATGGAACGCAACAAAATGGTAAAGAAAGCCATGGACCAAGGCTTTGACTGCATCCTCATGCTTGACTCTGACAACGTTCCCGATCTTTACGTCGGGCACGATCCAAAGGCCAAGCCGTTCTTCCAGACTTCGTTCGACTTCCTTTACAGCCGTGCGCTACGTGAACTTCCCACGGTTGTGTGTGCGCCGTACTGTGGTCCACCACCTCATCCAACACGAGGTGGCGAAGAGAACGTGTACGTGTTTTACGCCGAGGCGAACGAAACGCCAGATCCGAACGCACCGCACCCGGGAATGCGATTCAAGGCTTACTCACGTCAGCATGCCGCGATCATGGAAGGGATTCAGCCGATTGCCGCTGGGCCAACCGGCGTGATTTTGTACTCGGTGGATGCGTTCAAGCTGATGCCGACCAAGCCGGATGTTGAATCTGTCTTGAATGACGTTGCCGCTGGGAAGGTGGGCGTTGCACGCGCCAAGGAATTGCTTGCCATGGAATCGTGGTTCTACTACGAGTACGAAGACGGCGAATGCACTCACAAGGCTTCAACCGAAGATTGCACGAACACTCGTGAGATTCAGCTTGCCGGTATCCACAAGCACGGCGAACCGATCGTGTTTTGCAATTGGGATTCGTGGGCGGGGCACTACAAGCCGAAGTGCGTTGGCAAGCCGAACCCACTGAGGATCGAGCAAGTGTCGTCAGTGTTTGCTGAGGCTGTTCGCAGCAACGTTTCATCGCAGGATTCGGCGGTGATGCTGGACCTGCCAGATATTGACCTGGACGGTCCCCTAAACCTGTCAGCCGAAGGATTGGCAAAGGCATCGGCCATGCAGGTCAAGCAGGCTGTTGAAGCCGAAACCGACAGTAAGTTCGTGATCTACGGACGCAAGTTTACCAATCCAGTATACACCAAGCAGCAGTGTGTTGATCTGTACCACATTTGCAATGTCGTGTTTAGCGAATGGGTGGTACAGGAAAAGGCGTTTAGCGGTCGGGTTGCAGTCATTGGCGACACGACTGGAGAGCTATGTTGGACAGTGCATCATGCTTTTCCAAGTGCCATAATTTACTGCGTTACCGACAAGCCGATGGGCATGACACCTGAAGGCGAACCGATACCTCCGATTGGGTTCCCGCTGGGGATGCCAAAAGAGATTCGCGTTGTGAACATCACAGCCGATAGCGTTGATCCGCAGGAATTGGATCTGATTGTCGTTGGTTGTCGAATGCGACCCCAGGCGGCAACATCTGAGATTGGATTGTGGGGGCGTCGGCACTTGTCGAAAGATGGGACATTGATCGCCGCTGGTGCTGCCCATCAGAGTTCCGATGCACAAGGATTAGTGAAGGTTCTGGAAATGCTTGGCGTTGCTGGTGGGTCACTGTGCGGGTCTGTCATTCGAATTGACCGCGACGACTTTGACATGCAGCCAGAATCGGAACTCGCCCCTGTTGAAGACGACGCGAATGACGATGACGATTTCGATGAAGCGGAGGCGACTTACGGATAATGGCAGGGCTCCAGTGCGAAGAATGCGGGTTGGACTTTCCGATCGACCATTTTCCAGACATTGCCCTTGGCATGATCTGCGAGAACTGCCTTCTTGGCATTGATTCCGAGCAAGCCGCCAAGAAGCTTGAGGCCAAAACGAAAGCGATGGCCAACAAGCTGCTTGACGTGAAGGACGTGAACGAATTGCTTCCCAAGGTCAGGACGGTCTTGGGATCGATTTACAAGAACTTTGGTGGTCCGCGTGGATTTGCAGATCGCGTTCACTGGATGATCGAGGAATTGTGCAATCGGTCGCCGGTGCCGTCGAGCGCCGCTCAGTTGATGATTCAGTTGATGAAGCTGCATTTGTCGCTTGAGCAGACAGAAGATCAAAGCGATGCTCGCAAGATGACAGACGAGCAGATTAAGAACGAGCAGCAGTTAGCACTGTTGCAGATTGCAATGGATGCCGCTGGCGATCCGAGCAAGCAATCGATCCTGTTCAAGATGCTTGAGGCTCAGGGGATTGTCGCCTATCAGATGACCCCCGAAGAACAGCAGAAGCGGTTGGTTAGCGAAGTGCTGGAGAAGGAACCTCAGCAAGAGCAGACTGATCAATGAGTACAACCCAGCGGTACATTGAGCTAAAAGCAGAGGCCGAACGCAGGCAGAAGGAAGCCGTTCGCCTATACCGCCCGGCACCGCAGCAGGAACCAATTCACTTTTGCAAGTCGCCTGAAATCCTCACGAGGGGGGGGAAGCGGTCAGGCAAGACGGTTTCAATCGCAATGGAGTTCGCTTCACGTGTAACCGGGATTCCGCTACACGACGCCAAGGGGAATGAGATCCCAAGTAAGTGGCCGATTCCATCGAAGGATTACCCGCGACTGTTCTGGTGTATTGGATGGGACTTGAAGCACATTGGACAAACGATCCACCGCATTCTGTTTCAGCCTGGCATGGGCGGTCAGATGCGTTGTATTCAGGATGAGCACACTGGCAACTGGCGAATCTGGAATCGATCAAACCCGGTCGATGCCAAGCGTGTTACAGAAAGCCATTTGACTGAGCCGCTGATCCCGGCACGGTTCATTATTGAGGATTCGTGGGCATGGAACGAAAAGCGATCGAACCAGTTCGAGAGCGTTGAACTGATCAACGGCGCAAAGATCTTCGCGTTTCCGTCAAGCGGCGTTCAGGCAAAGCAAGGGGACGCGGTATCGGGGATCTGGATCGACGAAGACATTCAGTTCCCGGGGCACCTCCGAGAGTGGCAGGACCGCTTAACTGACGAAGAAGGCTGGTTCTTGTGGTCGGTATGGCCGCACATGAAGAACGAAGCGTTGCTTGGGCTGATGGAGCGGGCAGAGCGAGACGAGTTCGAGAAGACTCCGCAGATCAAAATGTTCCAGTTGATCATGACGGAGAACCCGTTCTTGACCGACAAGGGCAAAGAGCAGTCATTGGGCCGAATGGAGACGGACGAGGAAATCGCTCGCCGTAACCGTGGCGAAGTGCTGATGGACGCATTGTCCATGTACGCATTTGAAAACTCCACACACTGCATTCGCCGGCCTGATCCCAACAGGCGATTTGAAGCGGTTTGCCCTGCAAAGCAGATACTCATTGACATGTGGCTTGCTGGTGGATTCCCGCGCGAATGGACCCGCTACTTGTCGATCGACCCGTCGCACACGCGAACCGCTTGCCATTCGTGGGTTGTGCCGCCGATCGAGCATGGCGGTGTGTTCTTCGGCAACTTAGCGATCTGCGAATGGGAAATTGTTGGGCGCCGATGGTCTGCCGCGATGCTTGCACAGGAAGTGTTCAACCGTGCTGGCAACAAGAATTACGAAGCATTCATCATGGACAAACGCGCTGGCCGACAGACGCACACGGGGCGTGATGCAGGCGATAACGTGTTCACTGTCTACTCGGAAGCATTTGCAGCGAAAGGGCTGTTTGCGAGACTTACCGGCAACAGTTTCCTGCCGGGCGTTGACGTTCCAACGATTCGTTTCCGTTGCGTTCGGGATCTTATGGGAGAGCAGCCGGGAGTCGGTTTGCCGTCGATTCTGTTCGTTGAAGAGGCTTGCTCCGAAACGCGGCGTGAGTTTGCCAAGTACCGCAAGAAGACCGAGATTCGAGGCGAAGGTATGGATACCGTCTTGGACGAACCCGCCAATCCACGGATTTTTGACTGTATGGCGTCGATGGAATACTTTGCCGCCTACATTCACCCAGCGTTTATTGGTGGCACAGCATGGGTTGATCCAACGATGTACGCTTCACGCGGGAGTGGTGCCTTTCGTGCGGCACAGAAGATACTGGAACGCAGGCGATCGAAAGAAGAAGGCAGCGAGGGAGTTGTTTACATGCAGGCAGGTGATTACACTTAGGCTGAATGGTTACAGCCTGTAACGTTTCAAGGTGTTTCGCAACAATCGAAGGTAAATCCCATGGACCTCACTCAGATCCAAAAGCAGATCGACGAACTTGACGAGCAGATTGCCAACCCTACGCCTACGCCACCAGTCGGCACAAGCGTGAAGTGGTTCAAGCGGGCGAACAAAGACGACGTGTATGCCGCGATCGTCACGAAGATTGAAGCCGCTGGCAAGCTGACGCTGACCGTCTTTCCGCCGTTTGGTCTGACCACTCACACACGTGGATGTTTGCATATCAGCAATCCGATCCACCAGCAGCGTGCTCACAGCGTGAGTGTGAACTCGGGTGCGTGGGATTACCTGGACGGACAAAAACCGCCCAAGGCTCACTTTGACATGGACGTTGCTGTTTTGACGAAGCGACGAGACGCACTGTTGGTTCAGTTGGCTGAAGCCAAAGTGGTTGCCGAGAAAGAGAAGAAAACCGTAGCCGCGCGATAAGTGCAGCGATTAGTGCTGCGGCACTCCAGATCAAAGTCTATGAATGGACCGTTCGACAATCGACAGCGAGTTTCTGCGACCGCTTTGCACGGCCTGGCTTGAAAAGCTTGAGTCGGCAAAGGAGGCTCGCTCTCGCTGGAAAGAGGTTGCCGACGAGTGCATGATGTTCTATTCGCAATCTGCTTCTGCGATGTGGAACAACGACTACTCCAAGAAGTTTTGGAAGGGCGTCAAGCTTCCTCGCTTCAGGATCACGATCAACAAAGCGTTTGAGATGGTGGCAATTTATGGCCCCAATCTCATGTGGGAATACCCTCACCGGACGGTAAACCCCAAAAAGCCAATGTCTTTCCCAGAAGAGTTGGTGCAATTCCTTGATCCGCAACAGCAGCAGATCGTTCAGGCGTTGCAACAGCAGCAGATGATGAAGGACGCTGGCGACAAGGTTACAGCGTCCATGATGGACCTGTGGTTGAACTACACGCCCGGCGAACAGCCAGACGGCGGATTGGTTCATCACAGCAAGCGGGCAGTCACCGACTCGCTGATCAAGGGGCGAGGGTGTCTTGCATCGCGACCGTACAAAATGCCGGGCAGTGACATCACGCTCACCGGCTCGTTCCATGTTGACCCATACGACGTGTTGACCGATGGCGACTTCAAGTCGGTAGGCGATTGTAAGTGGATTGCGATCCGCAAGGTTGAGCACGCAAAGGACGTTGAAGAGCGTTACCAGTTGCCCAAGGGAACGCTCAAGGGGCGTGCGACACTGGAGAGCAGTTGGCAGCGATCGGAATTGAAAACCGACCCAATGTCGGGCACCAACCGAAACGCTCACAAGACGGCAGACTTGATTGCCTATTGGGAGATCTACTCCAAGGCCGGCGCCGGTTGCAGTCATGCCTCAATGGACAATTCGATTCGCGAGCACATGGAAAACGTGGTGCCGCGATACGCTTACTTTGCGATATGCGAGAGCGTTCCTTATCCGCTTAATCTCCCAACGGACAAGCTTCGTTCGGGCTTGACTGACGAAGAGGTCAAGGCTGCAACGCAGTGGCCTGTGGACATGTGGCGTGACGATCGTTGGCCGGTCGAGTTTTTGGATTACTTTGTGGATCCAAACTCAGCATGGCCGATCGCACCGCTGGCGCCGGGGCTTGGTGAACTGAAGCTGCTCAACTTCTTGGTGAGTTGGATGGCATCTCGAGTGTGGAGTTCGTCTCGAGACTTTTGGGCGGTCGCTGGCCCTCACGTAGACCACTACAAAGAGTATCTGCTCAACGGCGACGACCAGTCGATCATTCCGACTCCAGTGAGCGTTGAGGACGTGCGTAAGGCAGTCACGATCCTGACTCAGCCTGAAACGCGACAGGACTTGAGCAAGCTGATTGCGTTCGTTTCCGACATGTTCGACAAGCGGGTTGCATTGACACCGTTCATGTACGGGCTCAATCAGGACGGAACGCAGAACCGAACCGCTGAAGAAACCATGGCCAAGTCTCGAGCGGTACAAGCTCGACCGGAGTACATGGCTAAGCAGGTTGCTGATTGGCAGTCTCGAGTTGCCGTAGCCGAGGCGTTTGTCACAAAGCGATTTGTGACATCACAAGACATTTTGCAGTTGGCCGGCCCTCTCGCCGCCTTTATGTGGCAGCAGTTTGTTGAGGGGCGTGATCCATCGCAGATTGCCCGCCAGTTCGATTACAGCATTTCGGCAACGTCAATTCGTCGCCCTGACCGGGAACGTGATTTGGCGAACTACCAGCAGGTGTTGCAATACTTCTTGGGTGTTGTGCAGGGATACGGCCAGTCATCTGGCAACTACCAACCATTCAACTTCTTGATGCAGCAGTGGGGTGACTTCCACGACGCTGACTTGACGGGCGCGATGATCCCGCCGCCAGAACCGCCAAGCGAAGAACAGCAGGCCATGCAGCAGCTTGCCGCACAGGAACTACAGGCCAAGGTTGAATACCTAATGGCACAAGCTCAAGCGAAGCAGGCTGACGCACAGGCGACGATGATCGACGCGCAGCTAAAGCCGCAAGAGATGCAAATGCAGATGGCGGTTGAGCAAATTCGTGCTCAGCGCGAATCCAGCAAGCTTGAGGCCGAACAGGCAAGTCTTGGCATCGACATGATGCGGCAACAGGCAGAACTTGAGGGCGACTTGGCACAGACTCAGTTTGCTCAGCAGACAACGTTGCTTGACATGCTCCAGGATTCTGAACGCCATGCCCAAGAAATGGATCAAGACGAAGAGCGTCACGAACAAGAACTTCGACAGAAGCAAGAGATGGGCAAGGTCCAGATCGAGCTTGCCAAGAAGGCGGCAGCGGCCAAGCCTAAGCCAGAACCCAGACCAAGGGCCAAACAATGAGCCACAGCATGAAACGTTACACCCAGAAGGTGATTATTGAAAAGTTTCTGGAACAGAATCCAGACTGGTCCAAGTATCCAGACTTGATCACCAATCCGCCAACGTCTGAAGAGTTGCAAGTTGAGTTCAAGGATGTTGATCCTGAAGTGTTGCGGCGGCATGGCGAGTGGATTGCAACGTTGGTGACGCGGGGGGCGTTTTACTTCCGCGCACGCATGCAGGGTTCAAGCGATCGTGCTGCGGCGATGTACGCACTTCAGAAGACTGCACGGATTGAAACTGACGACGTGTTCTTCCAGGGTGCCAAGCCGCTTTACGATCAGTTTGAAAGCCAGCAGGCATTGAACCGAACATTGCGTGAGAGCAAGAAGCGAGGCTTCACGCCTGACAAGAACGCGATTTACTACCCGAACCTTGCAAGGTTCAGGGGCGATCCTGAAGCGTACGTCACCCGTGCGATGGGTCGTTCGTACATTCGCAAGCTACTTGAGAAGCGAGGTTGGTCGGCAGAGGGCGGTGTGAATGTTAAAGGGCGAGAGCCTGAATCAGATCCGCTTGACGCAAAGAACTGCAAGCCGCTTGGTGAGGACATTGTTCGTCGCAGGATGTCCGAAGAGATCAAGAAAAACCCCGATCTTGCGAGGGGCAAAAACCGCAAGGAGTTACGGCAAAAGATCATTGAGCGTCACGGGTCAAAACCTTAGTTGGGAGTTATGCGATGGCATTAAGTGTTGCGGTACGCCGGGGCCTGGCGTTTGCGCTACGGAGCGACAAGGCCGCAGACGAGATCGTTGACATGGTTGACGGACAGGCGGGCGGAACGGTTTCGGTCGATACCAAACGCCGGCTTGAGCTTGCGTTCGTTGACAAACAGACGGCATCGCAGATGGTGACGTTTTTACAGACTTACCAAGCCGTTCCCAGCGAAAACCTCAAGAATCGAATGGGAATCATGCTTGGTGCCAGATACCTAGCTGACGAACTTATTGCCGCAAACGCATAGGCCACCAAGATGCTAGCCGTGCTCTTAACCCTCGCCACCTTCGCCCCCTCGCTACCCGTTATCGAAGTCTGCGAAATCAACACCACGCCGAACTTCACGCAGGTGATTTTACGGAGGTGGCATCGCCTTGGCGAAGTGAATGGCCATCGTGTTACGGAGTGGTGGATACCGCGAAAAGAATCGACCACGGTGGAGCGATTTGGCGACCGCTGGCTAGTACGATCGGACGGACGCGAGTTTATTGCACGATCGGTGCGGTGGACGCAGACAAGCCACGATCCTGAGATGGCGGAACGTAAGATTTTATGTCCGAGTGATCGGGTGCCGTATTTCGAGGGCGCGAAGTGAACGACATTTTTCTTATACCGCAGGACGGGGCACCGGGGGCCGACGGCGCTGATGGTGCCGACGGCGCACTGGCACCGCTACACATCCAAATCGCACTTTCGCCAAACGGGCAGAACATCGCGGCAGGCACAAAAAAAGGCATGTTTCGCGTTCCGATTGCCGGCACGATCACGGGCTTTGTTTGCGTATGCGATCCGGCGAACGAACCATCGGCAACATCGGTGCAGTGCGACTTGAACACACTCGATCTTACAACCGGAGCGGCAACATCGGTGCTTAGTTCTGTTGCTACGATTGCAACGGGGGCAAATGCAAGCACAGGCGGTGCTATCAGTGGCACGCCAGCGGTAAGCGTAGGCGACTTGCTATCGGTCGACGTGGATCAGGGCAGCGACGGGCAAGAATTACTAGCGACAATTACCATCACCCCATAGGCAGAAATCATGGCAGTTAATCCAATTACCGGCATTGACCCGACTGTAGACCGATTCGCAATCTGGCGGGTGTCCACCTCGTCATATATCAACATGAACGCCGTTTGGCCGCGTGTTGATGGCGGGCCATTGGTCGGTGCAAATCCTGATCTAAAGTATTACAAGCGGGTAAACGGCACTGCACCCGACGCCGATCACCGATTCACGGTCAACTCAACATGGGGCAAGGTGGAGACAGAACCAACACCAGCAGAAGGCTACCCAAGCGGCGTTTACACCCAGACTTTTGACGTGGTTCGTCGTCCCGTTGATGAACTCAAATTGCAAGTCGATGCAGAGTTCCAACGGCAAGTGCGGTTGCAATTTCCTGATTCGGAAAACCCCGCAACGATTATCGAAGCCGCTGGCGTAATCGCACGCAAGCAAGCGGGTTCGCCAATCAGCGAGGCACAGCAAGCGTTATTAGATTCGTTCATTGGGATGGAGGATCAGATTACCTACATGCGAGCAAGGCAGGTCGCACTGTACGCCGCCATTGACGCGAACCAGGACTATGACCTAACAGACGGCTGGGTCGAACTGTGACCCCCGGCTATGCCAAGCCACGGTCAGAACTGCCGTGGCTACCTTATCGAGAGAATGACAAAGTGTTTGTAATCAATTCGCATAACTTCGGCGGGCCAGCGGCGTTTGATCCAAGCGTCAACGGCAAAATGCCGATTGCGGCGTGGATACCGTCGCGCGATGATGCTGGCAACGGCACCACCACGCTTAATGATTTGGTTGCGTCGTTTGATATGACGCTAACCAACATGGATGCCGCTTCAGATTGGCCTGCGGACACTGACGCTGGTGGCGTAAGGGCGATTGATACCGATGGAAGCAATGATTATTGTCTTAATTCGAGCGCCTTTTCGTGTTTTACCACAGGCGTCTGGTCTGTTTCGTGCTGGATTTTCAGGCGAGGTGGTGATTACTTTCTCAACTTTGGTGCATCTGCTGGTTTTTCGCAATACATCGGATGTCTCGTCAACGTCACAACACTGCAATTTAATCTTGTCGGTGCTTCGCAGGGCGTGTTGGTAGTTCAGGCCGGAACGATTAGTAACACTACGTGGACACACCTAGCGTTCCGCATGAATGCATCTGGCTTCGCTGTATGGGTAAATGGTTCTTTGCGCGCTCTCGCCGTAGTCAGCGGCACAAACAACCAGAAAACATGGTCGACAAACCAACTTAACCGAAACGCAATCGGTGCATCTGTGGGATCAAGTGCAATCGCGTGGTTCAACGGAAGGCATGACGATTATCGGCTTTTTGATGTTGCGATCGATGCCACCGACGTAGCCGCACTTTACGCCGCCCAACGCGGAGGCCAAGCATAATGCCACTCACAATCCAAGTATTCATCCCCAGCGGCGAAACCGAAGCCACGCTAACCGCGATCACCGGCACCGGCACGCCAGCAAATCCTTATACGATTACGCAGCAGGGTGGCTCGCAATTTGGCACGATTGAGGTTGCCGATGCGATCGATCCAGAAGACGATCTTCTAGGCTTGTGGCAATGGAAGGTAGGCACGCGGGCTGTTGGCAGGGTGCTTATCGTCGCGGGGCAGACGGACTATCCGATACTAAGCAACCAGCAAGCCGCAGCCGCAGCGATCACGGCGGCGGGGCTCGAAACCGAGACCGACGCAGCAGAGCGACAGACGGCGGTGCTCGCGGCGATTGAGGGGATTGAGGGGGGCGGGGGAGGTGGTCAGGGCGATTGGGCAATCCGCCGAACTTTCCAGCTAGCAGGCGGCGCAAAGATTCCAGGCGTACAAATGTCGCTCGTTGGTGTGGCCGGCAAAGTAGACACGACTGGAAGCGATGGGATTGCGCAGGTCAATACAGACAACGGGACATTTACGCTGAGGGTGACGGTGCCAGCGGGGTATGAATCCGTTGCTGATTCTCCAGTCACAATTAGCGGTGCAGACAGTGTTGCGACGGTTACGCTCACGCGGGAAGCTGTTCCGGTGCTTGTGTCGCCTTCGGGCACGCTAATTCGTCGCCCTTCGATGAATCGGCGCGGCAACTTCATGACGCTTGCGTCGGTGGTTGATCATTTGCTTGCGGTGGAGGAACTTAATCCCGGCGAGCCCCGGGCGATCGAGCGTGCGGTATCTGCGGCTCAGTCTGCGCTGCTGTCGCTCACGTCGCACTCAACACAGGGATTCCGGTACTACCAAGGCAGGCAGAAGCTTGTCATGCCGGGCACGGTTAATCTCGGTACGATCACTGCGTCCAACGGGCTCGTGACAGGTACGTTCAACTTGCCGACGTGGACCGATCTTGGCCACTTGCGGGTTGGTCAGCATTCGTATCCGGTCGTGGGTCAAGATGGTCAGGGCGGCGTGTTTGTGGATGCAACGCTTCCCAATGGGACGCACGCTTCGGCAATTCTGGAGCAAGTATTCTTCCCGCTCCCCAAGAACTTCCGCCGTCGTGGTCGAATCTCGGACAGGGGCCAGCAACTCGACATCGAAGACCTTTCGGGAAGTGTTCTTCAATCGCTGTACGATCACTTGAACTGGATCAACAATTCCGGTCGAAATCGCTCGTTCTCAGCGATCACGGTTGACCAACGGTATCAGGGTGAATTGATGCTGATGGTATGGCCACCGTACGGCACCAGAGCTGAACTTGACCTGTTCTACGAGCGTTACCCTGAACCGCTTGACGTTCACCGCACGGCGATTGCTTCGCTTGGCGTTTCAGGCAACGTGGCAACGGCGGGATCGGCAGTGTTTACCGACAAGCATGTTGGCTGTGCGATCACGATCGGCCTGAACAACGACATCGAACTAACCAAGCCATTGTCCAACCCAGCATTGGCTGAAGCCCAGCGAATCATTCTGCGGGTCAACAGTTCAACCGAAGCGGTGCTTGACGCTAATGTGTCTGACTCAGCGATCAGCAACCGCGCGGCGTACGTCTCGGACGTTGTTGACGTACTGAAGGGGCCAATGTCGGAGGCGTACTTACGGTTGGCCGAATACGAATTGCTGCGTCAGGCTCGCCACAAGTCGGCACAGTTGCGGCAGGTGGAGTTCATGCAGCAGTTGGCGATTGCAATGCAGGACGACAACCGTTCGCGGGAATCACCCGGCGATTTGACTCGCTCGGACGGTCACTTCATGTGGGGCGATACAACTTACAACTAAGTTTAGAGCTAGGTGAAACCACATGCACATGTTTACAATTGCGGAGGCGATCGTTGCACAGATCGACACTTTGCTTGATACTTTAGCGGACGAACTTCCGAACAATTCGCAGATTGCCAGAGAGCGACTGAAGCCTGACGTGGAGATTCACAAGCGTCGGGCTCAGGACAGAAAGGAAATGCGGATTCAGGAAGGGATCACGATCGTTCCAATGAAGCCTGTTTCGGCGGGCGGAACGAACGAGCGTGATGACGTGGGGTATGCGTTTTTGGTGGCAATAGCCCAGCGAACGCTGACCGATACCCTGACAGAAGATTGGAGAGTCGGGATTTGGGAACAGGCCATCCGACAACGGTTTAATCACCGCCGATTGGGAATCACCTTGGATTCGGCATGCGAGCTTAGCTGCATTGTCGCGCCGGGGGAACTTCCGAATTGGGCAATGTTGGACGAGGGCATGGACTTATCCATGCTGACAATTACCTGTTACGTGAGAGAGGCTCGCCGCTATGTCTGAAATCTGCCCATGCGGCTCACAGGGAGCCCTATCGGAAATCGCAGTTATTTCCGGTTCGGGAACGGAGCGATACGACTTCGTTGCCGAAGACCTGAAACTGAACGAGACGCTTGTCGGAGATCAGGGGATCACGGGCAAGCTCGACCTGTTTGCCGACCACATTCGCCGTGGTTCCGCCTACGTGTCGGGCGCATTGATGATGAACGTGTCGCCGCTTGAACTTGAGAACTGGTTGCCGCGAATCTTTCGTGGGGCCAAAACAGGCAACACGCACTTTCCAGGAGAGCAATCGCCAGAGTTTGACATAATTGTCAAGCGAGACAAGGCAGTTTATCGGTACACCGATTTGCAGGTTGACAAGGCACTGTTTCGCGCATCGGCCAATTCTGAAGAACCGGGATTGCTGGAGATGATGTTGACGTTCGTTGGCGTTGACGAAGAGTCTGCGACATGGCCTGATCCAGCACCAGATCGATTGCGAGATAACGTTCTGTACTGGTTGCTTGGCGATTCGACGCTGACGATCAACAATGTTGATTACTACATGGAGGCGTTCAACCTTCAGATCGACAACATGCTCAGGCCGCTAATGCGGAACAGCTTGCGTCCAGTCTGTATCCGAAGCGAAGGCAGGCGATTCCGGTTCCAGCCGGCAGTCACCCACTGTGCGGACACGGTTGCCAACTTGTATTTTGGCGAACTTGACGCAGCAGGGCAGCTTGCGTTTGAATCGAGCAAGAACCTTGACAATTCGGACAGCACGACGATCTTCGATTTTGCGAGACTGCTTGGGCCGAAGCTGACGCCATCAACACGCGGGCGAACAGAGACGTTCTTGCGGCTGGACTTGTCGAGCTATCCCGGCGATGACCTGGAATTGAATCCATCACTGAAGGTAACAAACACGTTTCCGTCGTAACTGAAACGTGACCGCCTGAAACGTTTCAGCCTGCAACGGAAAATCCAGAAGGTCACCGTGAAAGATCCAGACCAGCCAGACCTGAACGATCCTCGCCGCAGGGAGTACGACTTCCATCAGGCGATGGCTGCACAGCGGCAGATGGCTTCCGGTACGTTCGGACAGCACCACAGCGCAATCCTGCCTGACGCAGACAATCCTCGCGGAGAGTCAACCAAAAGCAGGCTGGAGTCGATGATCAGCGAAGCGGTCAAAAGTGCCGTCACGCAGATCACCACCAACGTGGCAGGGTTCGTTGATTCGGCAATCGATCACGAGCCGCCAAAGGTGGTTCAGCCTGAAACGTTTCAGGCTCAAGTGATACAGGAAGCCCAGCGGCAAGAGGTTGTTCAGCCGCAACCGATCAAGCCACAGGCCGAACCGATCATTGTCCAGGCGCCCGCGCACCGGGCAGAAACGGTCCAGCACCAGACGCCACAAATGCCAGACGTGCCGCAGATTCGCACGCCTGACGTGAACATGGTGAACCCATTCCGCAACGAGGCAGAGGCACCCAAGACGGCGTTTGCGCCGATAGAGCCACAAAAGCCAGCGTTGCAGGCGTTGCAGCAGATGGCACCGCCAGAAAGGCCAATTGAGGTTGTTCGTACGGGATTCAGGGTCGCTCAGCCACAGCAGCAGGCCGAAGACTTAAACGAACCGCCCAAGCCAGAGCGGCGAGCGGTTCCGCAATGGCCAACTGACCGAGCGGCATGGGGTCCGAGCGAACCGTTTTTGGATCCAGGCGGACAGACAGCCGATCCACAGAAGTCTGCCTATCAAGCCAAGTCGCTTGAGCAGGCCATGCAGTTTAGTGAAGCCATGGACAGCTACGGAATGGCAATGGGCGAGTTTACTGAGGCAGTTGCCGAATCGATTCGTGTCCTGACCCGCCGTGTGAACGACATGACACGCGCGATTCAGGGAGAGGGTTACGACATCCGATGAGCGCTCCCAGAGGCTTGATATTCGAGTATGGCAGTTACCAGCATGAACGCGGTGAAGTCTACCCACAAATGATCGAGATCATGTCGGTGGATAGCGATCGTGGCTACCGCTGGGCGTTCGATTACCGCATGCAGATTGCCGGCAACTTCTGTCAGGCACCAGACAATCCGCTAACACCGGCAACGATCGACGCAAAGATTCTTGCTCTGACCAATGCGTACGCGAACGACTACCAAGACTTCGGTTTTCTGTTTGGCGACTTGTCGCGCACGTCGCATTACATGGAAACGGACCACGTTGACAACTTAAGCGGGAACAAAGTGTTGTCGCGATCGTGGGATTATCAGAGTCCTGCGGAGTTTGCGAACACGCGATCGTTCCAGATACGACTTGGTGCGAAGATTTTCAGTTCGTACAATTCGATTCTGTACTTTCAGGAAACTGTTTCGCAGCGCGGCACAGGCGGGCCACGATGGAATTACCAAGAGCGATGGCAAGGCATACCGATTCGCGAGGACATTACCCAAAGAACGGCGGTTGAAATCTACCAGCGCGGCATTGTCGTTGGGGCAAACTCGTTTGTTCAGCCACCTCCCCCGTGGTGGCCTGACGACGAACAGCAGGAGTTTCGTTATATCGAAAGGGTAAGCCCAAGGCTTCACGGGCACCCAAGCTTCGCAAAGGCCACTCATCACACAGTACGGTATTCGTACAAGTTTATGATGGCAGTGAGCCCGAATCAGAACCCTAACATCTGGTATCCGTAATGAGCGCAAGGGCAACGCTGACCGGATTCCCAGAGGTGGTTGCGGTCGATATTTTCATGGGCTCATACGCAGAGCCTGGCAACATTGTCGTGGACACATTGGTTCGCGGCAGCCTTGTCCCAACATCGCTCCCCAGGGGCGACGTGACGCTTACTATCGGCGCAAGAAGCGAACTTGAGCAAGTCTCTATAGACTTCACCAGACTGCGAATGAAGAAGCTTCCCAGGCAATATGGGGCTTTCATGCGAACGGTATGGGAGGACGAAAGATGGAAGCTTCGAGAGTTCACCATGGGGGAAAACTTCAACGTTCGGGACTGCGAAGGAACGATATACCCTGAAACGGAAAAGACGATCTTGGAGTTGGTTCAAGAGATCGCAGACGTTTCCAATATGAACATATCGGCAATCGAGCTAGGCTTGCCAGATTACAAGCCATCAGCCCCGTGGAAGGGAATGACTGCGGAGCAAGCACTTAACCAGCTACTGCACGCCACGTTCACAAGAATGCTTTATACCGGGAGTGGATCGTACGTCGTGTGTGCGGCCAATACTGGCAATCTGCCAGACTTTGGAGAGAGGTTTTTTAGTCCGTATCCAGAAGCAAAGTACACCGGAATACGGGTCCAGACAGCACCGATTACCTACGAAAAGCGGTTCCAGTGCGATGCGGTCGTTTGGAACAACGACAACGAAACAGAGGTGGTGCAAAACCCTGAGAGGATATTCAACAATTTTGTTGAGATCGAAGACTTGAGGCTTCGCTCCAAGTACGCACATTCGGCAATGAGGCTTTGGCGACCGAACGACGAAGATATTGTTCTTCTTGGCAGGCGGGCGTTGTCGGTAGCGCCAGGGTGCGATGACAGCACGTATGCGGCGATGGTATTTACCATGCCCGATCTTGCGAAGGTTCCATTGTATGGGCATTTAATACAGCCGCACGGTCAACCGTACAGCAATGCGCCAAATCAGCTTTCGCTGACTGGTGGTGGTGAGATTATCCAGTGCGAGCAGGCCCACTTAATTGTTGACGGTAGCGGTCAGATTGAAACAACCGCTGAAGTGCTTTGTGCCTACCACAAGATTGTCAACGGAGAACTTGAGCGAAGATCGACAGATGTTGCTGTAGGTGGGGAAGGCGGCATGCTGAAGCTCTACGTAGACTGGATTCGCCCTGTTGACACAACCGAACCTGACATCGATCCGCTGGAGTGGGACTCGCTGCTTAACAAGGTTGAGGATGCGGTTGAACTCAAGTACCAAGGCGAACCGCAGCATGTAACGTTACCGACTGTTGTGGCGGTGCCGCCAAGCGGAAAGATCGGAGGTTTGCGATACGTGCTGAAGCTTGGTTCGCACCCCGAGTGCTACACAGTAATTGCCGTAAACTTTGATCCGGCAGATGCGAGGGCAATGTGAGGCACGCAAGATTTGTTTACGGGATCGCGCTCGAAGACGCGGCGGCAATGTCGCCAGGTGGCCAATGCGATACGTTCAAGATTGCTCCAAGGATGTTCACGCCGGCCAACAGTCTTGTTGAGACTCAGGGTGAACTGGAGATCCTGAACACCGGCGATGCCGTATCCGAAGGCGACGAGGTAGTTGCGGTTTCTGATATCTCTGGATTCTGGACTAGATTCCAGGGAGTTGGTGGTGGCGGTTCGTATGTGACTTTTGAGTTTGTGGACGAAGCCTCTGTTAGTCAAAGCCAGTCGTTGGCTTCCGCTTCCGCCTCCGCTTCCCAGTCGTCTAGTCAAGTCGCTGGCGATTGCGAATCACGGGTTATTGCAACCGGGCCGTTTTATGGTCGCGTGATCAACAAGGCGTGCGGAATGAGTTCTGTTCCAGGCGAAAGGGCAGACGGGCTGATTGAACTGTCTGACGAGATTGGGATCATGGACGGCAGGGATGAGCAGGACATTGTTGGCAGGATTGGGTTTGCTGTGAGGATGCAGCGAGAGCCGGAAAGCAGCTTGATAAGCGGGTCTGTTTCGATTGAACCTGACTGCTACTGGATGATCGTCATAGTAAACTTCTGGAGAACGGTTCGCGTCGTTAGTGACTTCATATTTGACGGCAAGGACATAACGGTAAGGTACAAGAACATTACAGTATGGGACGATTGCCAGTTGCCAGACGAAGTGATCGAAGGTATCGATTGCGAAGAGTCCAGCGGCAGCGTCAGCGGCAGTGCTGCTTCCGGCAGTTCTCCAGCCCTCCCGCCACCGGGGCCATAAAATGCCATGGCCAATCATCTACCGAGGCAAGATACTTTCCAGAGATGGAAAGCTCGCAACGTCGTTATCGTGCTGCTGCGATGTTTGCCGATTCCCGGTGCAGTTTCAAGTTACGCTTTCAGGCGCCTCAATACCATATCCAGGAATCCCGGCAGATCCGCCAATACCAGAAGCGGCAACGATTATCTATCACGGTAGAGTCCGAGACACACTTAGCGATCCAATTGGCGGAAGATACTGGACGCACTTGTGGGTAATTGAGCTATGCGTACCGGAAGGCGAGCAAACGCAATTCATAATTGATTACAACCTGGAACTCATTGACTGGCAGGAAGCCAACATTCCAGACAGTCTTTTAACTGCTGGCGAAGATGAAAGAAGCATTGAACAAATCAAGTTTGGTGATGGATTGATCGCTGGTCTATTGGTCACGCCAGACACACCAAACGAACAAGTGGACGATCTGTTCGGACCAATCCCAAGGCCAGGCTGCCCGCCGTGCTAACATGTCCTGTAAAAACTGCGATAAGAAACTGCCAGCAAGAGAACGCAAACAAGTCGGGCTTTACGAACTTGCCCAACAGCGAAGGACTAGCTGTAGCTCTTGCGATGCAAACCAAGACGGCAACTGCCAAGAACTAGGGTTGCCGGTTGTCGAACTCACGAAAGACTGGTCGTCCCAATGCCCAAGGGGTCAGTTTGGTGGCGTAAAGCAGTCATGCCCAGGATGCAATCGAGCAGGCCAGTACCTTAGTAGATCAAGCCTCTGCCGTTGGTGTGAAATCGACCGCAACAACAGGAATCGCAAGAATGGTCGCTCTCGATCATCGCTTTTACAGACAAGCCAGACGATCACGCCGTTGCTGTCTCAGCCGATTGAACCAATCTATCCAGCTCTTTGCGACAGTGGCCGCACAACGGCTGTCTGGGTGTATTGGGCGGGCGGGCAAAGGGCCAATGAACTTTGGTACTCCATGAAATTGGCACAGCAGCATTTGCAAGATGTCGGCAGCATGGTGCTTTGTGGAGACGTTCCGCATTGGTATCACGGGCTATCGATCGTTTCTCCAAGAGTTTCGGAACAAGAGGCAAAATCGAGATACGGCGGAACTAGATACAGAAAGTGGCTAGATTCGATCGTAAAGCTCCAGAAGATAATCGACAGTCCGCTTGTTACCGAAACGTTCCTCTGGATGTACGACGACACGTTTGTTGTCCGCAATGCTTCTGTGGGAGAAATTGCGACTCCACGGTACAGCGGAAACCTTGCAACAACCGGCAGGGGATCTTGGCGTACAGTGATGAAACAGACGGTCAGCAAGCTGCAAAGGCTAGGGCTACCCACCCGCAACTATTCGACGCACTATCCGATCGTGTTCAGCAAGGAAAAGCTTCAGCGAACGTTAGACATGTTCAATCCGTGGGAGTCTCCACTGCTCATTGAATCGGCTTACCAGAACCAATGGGCCGAATCGCCCAAGCCGCACGCAAAGGAGTTTGAGTACGTGCAGAGGGTCCGTGGCGGGTGGAGGCCCAAGCCGGGCGCAGTGATTGCCAATGTTGGCCAATTCAACGCACCAGCGGAATCTGCGATTCGTGGCATAATGCGCAGTTCTGTGAAGGCGACCGCAACTTAAGCCCTTCGTACCCAGCCACGAAGTTTGGAATGTCTCCCGGTTCGAGAGGAACCCATTCACACTTCCCTTTTGGGGATTTGGTTGCCAAGACAAAGACGGCGCCAGCGATCATCGCAATGGGGATGCAGGCCAAAAAAGCACGACTTAACCGAGAATTGGTTGCCGACAAGGGATCTACCCCAGTGTTGTGCTCCACTCTCACTGTAGCCAAAAGCGATATCGCAATCAAGCTTTCTATTGCCTATTCCCCTTCGGGTGTGTCCAATGGTTACAATGAGTCATGTTACCCAATCGGCCAATCCCGAGGTTTGCAATGGTTTTCCCACAAAATCCAGTCACGACGAACGTCCCGAAGCAACCGATTGTCGCCAACACACCAAGGCCGCTTGCCAGTCGCCGGGTCGCTCCAAGCCCGCAGTCACCACTGATTTCAAGCCAGGATGAAAGCGTGTTTCGCAATGCCATTCTTGGGAATGTGCCTGCGCAGCAAACGCCGTCGCCTCCGCAGCGCGGGCCTGACCAGCGGTCGAATCTTTCGTCCCGACCGCTTACTGGTCCTGATGGAAGGCTAGACGAAGCAGCGCGTGCGCTGACAACGGACGCCGGAGCTTTCACCCCGGCACATAGGACAGAAGCAGACTTCAAATTAATGCGACAAATAATCCAAAGCGACGTCGATTCTGGAAACCCTGAAAGAGTTGCACGCGCCAATCGTCTTTTTCGGTCAATGGGCATGCCTAGACCTATGCCAACTGCTGAAGTGCCTGGGATAAGCACACCGCGAGAATTGCCGTTTCCGGCGACAACGGACATGCCGGTAGGCCAGCCACTCCGCGCATTTCCGCGATACCAGCCATCAGACGTAGGCATGCCAGTGGTCGCAGGTGGTCAGCCTGGAATGCGAAATCCGCTACCAGCACCCGGCATGGACATTCCAGGTTCCGTCATAACGCCAGAGGGAATGCTTGCCGATCGAATTGCAGGAATGTCCATGCAGCCCGATCCGGCAGAGGTTGCCGAGCAAACGGCAATCGCACAAGCGTTAGGTGAGCAGCGTTACAACGAAAGCGATGTCGCCAGAATGCAGGGTGGCCGCATGGCAGACATGACTGCCAATCGCAATATGGGACAGATGGCGGGCGGCAACTATGCGGACATGACGCCTGAGCGTGCTGCGATGTCTTCGCGAAACATGTATCGCGGTGGCGGTATGGGCGGCGCGTCCATGGCCGCACGTGAAGATGCTATCGAACAGGCGTTGCGTGCTCAGCCAGCGGCAGGGCCATCGCTTCAAGAGCGTACCGCAGGAACTCGCCAAGAGATGCAAGGAATGGTTTCCCAGGCACTTCAAGCACAAGGCGGCGAGATGAACCCGCAGGCGGGCTTTGAGCAGAACGCTCGCATGCTACAGCCGGGCACGACGCTTCGCGGGACCAGTGCGGACGGTACGCCGATGATTGTTTCGCGTGGCAGTGCAGGTACAAGGGACGATAGGTCAAGGCTTGCACAGCAGGAAACCAACCAGCGTGTTCGTCAAGAACGAATCGCAGGCTTGCGCAATGCTGGACAGATGCGAATGGCACGCAACGCCGCAATGCAGGAAGCGGCTTCCAATCCGATGAACAGCCCAATGTTTGCCGCATTGATGGCCAATGATCCGCGTGGAGCCGCTGCGATGATGCAGGCGCAAGGTAATATGCAGTTGGGGCAGATGGAAGTCGCCCAGCGCGCTCAGGCAGCAAAGCAGCAGTTTGACATCGAGACACAGCGACTTCAACAAATGGGTGTCATTGGCCAAGCTGAAGCAGCAGAGCGCAACGCACGTGCGGAGTCTTCACTTGCTGAGGCCAGTGCAATTCGTGATGCGTTGACGCCAGAAGGACAGGATCGCGCCCAGAGGAATGCTTTGGTGCAGAATGCGGCTGCATCCGGCATGGTTACACCACAAGCAAATCTGGCGATTGGAAGTGAAATCAATCGTCTTCTTGGCGGTGGTCAGCAGGCAAATAGCACGGTAATGCCGCCATTGCTTCCTAAGTTTGGCAAGTCAAAAGTGGAAGAATCGGAAATTAAGGCAAGGGTCAAAGAGCTTGAATCATTCGGACAGAGTGGTGAGCAAATCGTAGCCGAGCTTGAATCGTACGGTATTCCAAAGGAATCGATCGACGAACTGATCAAGAAGGAGAACACGACTTTCTCACATCGAGTCTCCGCTGGAGCACAAGCCATGGCGCCACGGGTAGTTTCTCCGCTTGCAAGAAGCCTTGCTGGGCGAGTTGCTGGCTGGCTTCAATAAAGGCAAGTAAATGTCTGAGATCCTTCGTTCAATCAATCCGGCAATGGCAAACCTGTTATTGCCAGCCGCCCCCGCTGCGATTCGCCCTGCCAGTCGTCGCCGCGAACCCGCGCCCTACGTGGACGAGGAAGAAGAACGAACGCTTGCCGGTAGCTTGCGAGACAAGTCGCTAACAACGATCGGCGCGGTCGGCAACTTGCTTGACCTTCCCGGCAGTATGGTCCGAGACGTTGGTTCTTCGATCGTCCAAGGCAAGTTCGTCAATCCTTTTGATCAACTGTTGTCGCCGCTTTCAGCAGACAACCGAACAACCGGGAAGGATCTTCTGCGGCAAACAGGAATCGTGGACGACGCCGATACGTGGGGCAATGCGATTGCTGGCTTTGGTGCTGAAGTCGCGATGGACCCGCTGACGTACATGACGTTTGGCGGAAGTGCATTAGGAAAGTCTGGTCAACTCGCAAGTAAAGCAGGTCTACTTGACGAACTTGGAAGCGTTGCAGCGCGCAAGGCCGGCAAGCAGGTCGGTCAGGTTGGATCACGCGAAGCAAGGCTTACTACCACGCTTGCGGACGTTGCACAGTACGGCACGGAACGGTCTGCCGCAAAGGCAAAGCAGATCCTTAAAGACAGTCCAGATCTTGCCGACGAGGCGTTTGGTGGACTTGCTGGATTCGGGTTGCCATTTATGCAGCCGATGGCGATTGCCGGCCAGGGTGCCAAGAGTCAGGCTGTGGCAAGAGGATTGGACACGGCGGGCAGGACAGTGCGCTACGGCAAGATTCCAGGCACGGAGTTCCAGCCTGTCAACTCGCTTCTCAATCTGTTTGACGCTCCCGCAATGGGCACGAAGTCTCCGATGTGGCAGGCGATCGCGCGTCACAAGTCACGGCAGAAGGACGTGAAGTCTGCTGACGTGTTGATGGATACCAATCGCTGGGCCACCGAACTGGAGCAAGCGGGGCTTGTAGGGCAGGATGCAGCCGACATGCTGCGCGACGGGCTAGAAGGTGTTGTGCCAATCGATAGCCTTCCTGACGCCATGCAGCCGATAGCAAGGCAGATGCGGGCACAGAGCGCTGAAATGCCGGCACGCGGTCGGGTAGATGGAGTGCAGATAACGGAACTCACGGACGACGAGATTGACTATGCCGCAAGATTCTTGGTTGCCACACGTGGGATTCACGGCAAGCGATCCAAGGCAGTGTTTACTGCGGACGATCCTTCCAACCAGGGACGCAAAGACTTTATGCGTAACGTTCCAGGCGGAACAAACAAGCTAAAGCGAGAACTGTTTCTTGATGACGCAATCAACGCAGCAGTGGACAATGGTTCTGATGTTGACACCATTCGCAAAATGATGGAGGCCAAGGCGAACGGCTGGCTGCCAGATACGTTCAAAGAGTTCAACCCCAAGGCCGAAGGTGCAGTTGATGGATGGGTAGTCAAGGAAGGGCGATACCAAAAGATTGCGGAATGGTTTGGTGGTTTGTCCAAAGAAACCCGAGAAGCGGGCGTGTTCGGCAATCACCCGATCCTTGACCACACAGCCAGAAGGATGGCGTTCGAGGACTCCATCAATGCAACCGAAACAGTTGCGATGGCGTTGAGTCAGCCGAAGATTCTGTTGCCTCCAAGTGCTGCCGCCAACGTCGCAGCAGACGGATCGATGACGGTTGGCGAAGTGCTTGCCAAGCTGAAGATGGACCTTGGCGATGTCAACGGCGGGCTTGGTCGCAAGATCATGAAGTCGAAAGGGATGGCACCCGACGACGACTCGATCAAGGCTCTGCGTGACAGGCGACTGTCCAAAGAGAACGCCGAAGAACTCATGTCGATCCACAGGACAATAAGCGGTCCTGACGCGATCAATGATCTTATCGGCATGATGGACTCGGTGGTGAACTACTCCAAGGGGATGTGGACAAGCGTGTGGCCAGCGTTCCACGTGCGAAACCGCATATCGGGTGCGCTCCAAAACATGGCACTGGGCATTTGGAGCAAGGAGGGTGACACGTGGGCCGATCAATTGCTCAAGGGCAAGGTGATTGAGGGTGCAGCCAAGGAACCGTGGGTGCGTGCTGTCTGGGAGCGAGAGCAGGCAGAGCTTGCGAGGATCAACGCTTTAACGCCACCGGGCGGTGCTGCTCCAGGACCAGGGCAACCACCGGGACCGGGCGGACAAATGCCAGGTCAACCGGGTGCAGGTGTATCGCCAACCATGGCAACGCCAACAGGCGAGTTCGTTGAGATCGACGGGGTTGCCCGCCCGACAGTTGACAGCAACGGCAAACCGATCCACACAACCGAAGAGGGTGTTCGTAACTTCTGGAGTGCGTTTAGGGACAGCAAACTTGTTGACGATCAGGGCAGGCCGATTCCGATTTACCACGGAACTAGAAGTGCAGACCTTGGAACTGCGGCAGCAAAGGATCGAAACAGAAAGATCGACCAAGCCAAGTTGTCGCTCGATGAATGGAATGCAGCCCACAAGCAATCGTATTCTGACCTGAGTACTCAGCGATACAGCGCAATCGAAGCGGAGGCAGACGCACATGACCGAATCGCTTCGTTGCTTAAAAGCAATCGCGCTGCAAGCAGCGCAACCAAAGCTAGTTCGTGGCAATCCTTTTCAGAAAGCGTTAAGGCTGACGTTTCTCCTGAAACCTGGAGGGCAGTAGACAAGGGGCTGTTAAAGCAAGAGTTCGACCGGCTTCAGTTGGCAAAGCGTGAAGCAGAGTCGATCCAAGAACGCCTTGATCAAATACCCAAGAAACCTTCAAGCAGCTTGGCGACTGCAACGAAAGGAAGCGAGGCGGCAGTATTTGACACAATGCGATATGGAGAAAACGACACCGGCTACCTTTCCGCTGGTACGTACTTCACCAAGAACGCCGAGCTATCTGGAAACTATGCGGGTGCTGGAGAAGGTGCTGGCGTAATCCCAGTTTATGCTAACCTGAAAAACCCGTTCGTTCATGGCGTCACAAACGACCCAAGAATTGACGAAATGGTGAACGCAACAGTCGCGGAGATGCACGAAAGAATCAGAGCGGCACGCGGCAGTGTTGACGACTACTCTCGCGCAAACTCTCTTGCAAGGCGAAAGGTTCTTGAAGACCTTGGCTACGATGGCGAGATTTACGAAAGGGGCGTTGCCAATGCCGCTGGCGTTGCAAGGCGAGACTTGGCCGAATCCGAAGTTGTTGTGTTTCAGCCTGAGCAAGTCAAGTCTGCCATTGGAAACCGTGGTACGTTTGATCCAGGCTCGCCAGACATCATGGCAACGCCAAGCGATGCGTTTGATGCGGATTTTGCAAACGCGGCTGGCAAAACTGCGCGTCCATGGAAAATGACAACCACGTACAGACAAGCTTCGTCTTTGGTGAGGCCAGGCATGAAAGTCGTGGACTATGGATCCGGTCCATACCAGAATATCAGGCAAACAATTGTTGACGCTGGTGGTGAGTACACGCCATTTGACCGCTATGGGAACATCGGAAAGATCGAAGACATCGGGAACGCAGATATTGTGATGGGCAGTAATGTGCTCAATACGGCAGTTTATGCAAGCGATCCTGAGCAGGCGTATTATGCGGCACTGGAAGAAATGGCAGGGGCACTCAAGCCAGACGGTAAGCTTGTGGTCAACATGCCAACCAGCGGCCCAATGGCAGACTGGATGACGCCCAAGAGGCTCAAAGAAGATCTTGAGCAGATGTTTGAGTCAGTGTCCCGAAAGGGCGAGGTGTTCACGGCATCGGGCGCGAAGGTTCAGGGTGGGGGTTTTGCAGACGAGTTGCGCAAGATCCCAGGGCATATTCGCGACAATCCATCACTGCAAGATCAGGAAGCACTTAGAAGGGCTGCCAGGCACGACATCCGAAGCGGGAATGGTCTAAGAAGGGCCATGGAAGATGTTATCAGCGGAACGTCGCCTCCAAAGAGTGCCAACGTGTCGGTGTACGAGGATCGACTGAAGGCATGGACGATTCTTGATGAGCTTGATAAGTCACCGCTGGTTGAGGTTCCGCTTTATCGAGGGGAAAGAGCGGTTACGGCGGGTGTTGATAATCGCAATGTAAGCGTCGGGGACCGGATTTTGCTTGGCGGCAAGATTGCCAGTACAGGCATCACGAGCAAGCGTAATGTGGCTGAGCATTTTGCCGGTGGAGTCATTTACGAAATCGAGCCTGGCGCAAAGGCATTGCGGGTCAGCACTGGGCCTGATGTTCCGTTTTCAAAGTCAATCGCTGGTGAAGAAGAGTTCCTAGCCACTGGCAAGTTTGAGGTTACTGATGTCCAGGATCTAGGCGATCAGCGAATCATCAAGGTCAGACACGTCGAACCAGCGAGCATCCCTAGGCCGGTCGCTCAGGGTCAACTGCGTCAAGGGTCGATTGCCACCGGCAACCGTGGCACGTTTGATCCAGGCTCGCCAGACATCATGGCAACGCCGATCGACCGCACTCCACCACGGTCCTTGTATCGCCAAGCAGATGCCATGGAGGCCCTTGCTGCAATGGACCCCGGCAGGCAGATCGTTGGTGATGGTCCGGCTGGCGCGATGGAGAGACACTTTACTGACAATCCTGATCTTGCTTTAGGCCAAGGAAGGAACGCAGATGGAGTGCTGATGGAGTTTGCTGACGATTTTGGTGCTAAGGCACAAAACACTGCCGGATACGCAGTTTCGGCAGCAATGGGCAAGGGTGGATCATTTGTTGCGCCAGTTAATCCAAGCAGTCTTGCTCGACATTTGCGATCGGCTACTTTCCCAAGCGAAAAGGACGTGCCGCGATACATGATGTCGCAGGAATGGCTAGACGAATCTGGCTTTGCTATGAGAAGGCTGGATAGCGGCCAAGTAGAGTTCAGAAAACAGGAGCCTTTGCCGTTAGACGAACCTGGCCAAACGCTTGATTCCGTTGGCCCTACACCAAAAGAAGCACGCGAACTTGCCAAGGCGTTGAAGCCCGCCGCGATACCCAAGGTTGGCAACCAAGAGATCAACAAGTGGACCGAAGAACAAATCAATTGGGTGAAAGACCCCAAGAACTTCAAGGCACTGAGCCCGCAGCACGAGAAGCTGAACGGGTTCTTGGATTACTTCGTCGCCAAGAAAGCGATCAAGCCCGAAGACGCCGACATCCTGCGAATCATCTACTCGCAGACGGATGCACGGTACTTGCCGGATGAAGTCAATGCGGGACGTGTGCTCAAGACGCAGCAAGGCAATAAAGTCACGGGAGCACTGGGGTTTGCCGAAGCACAACAGTGGCACCCGAAAGACAGAGTGAGCTTGTTGTCGAAGGCTCGCAAGGGATCGCGCGATCAATCGTCAGCGTACAACGAAGGCACGCGGGTGATGCTGCACGAGCTTGGGCACATCGTTTACTTTGCCGCATTGCGCAGTAACGATCCGGCACAGTTGGCAGTCTTGCGTGAGTTCCACAATCTTGCAGGGACCGCTGGAAAGCCGACTTTCATTGACGAGTTCATGTCGGGCGGCAACACGAAGTTTCAGGCCGAGTATCACGCGGGCGCGTCGAAGCATAAGAACAACCTGACGAACCCTGAACGGGAGCAGTTTGCGGAGTTCTTTGCGCATTCGATCATGCGTCGAAAGATTCCCACGGGCGCGTTTGGCCAGGTCATCACCAAGGCTCTTGATTGGCTAAGGCTGCAACTCTCTAAGCTTGCCAGCGTAACCGGGCTTCAACCGTCAGTTCGCCAGCGTCTTGACGAGATCATGGACGAGCTTGGCGGGTTCAACAATGCACCTGATCTGTCTGCAACGTTGCAGGGTGGACGGCGCGCTGGGAAGCAAGGCGGGCAGCAAGTTCCACCAACCGGCCAAGTGCCACCCCAAGTACCAGGCCAAGCTCCACCGGGACAACCGCCAGTTGCCCCACCGGGACAGGGCGTTGCGCCGGGTGGGCCAGTACCAGGACCGCCAGCGCCATCGGGACCGCCAGTGCTCACCGACGAAGAGGCCACGCGAATTATCGGGCGAATGGCAGCTAGCCAGGGTGTGGTTGGCAAGTTCGAGGGGAACGCAACGTCGATCATTGGACAACCAACAGGTCAGTCCGGAGATTTGATGGACACGCTTTCGGGCATACCGCGACCAGGCAATCAGCAGATATCAGCAGGCAGGGTTGCGCGTAAGGCTGTAGGCATGGAACCGGGAACCAGCCTGAATCCAATTGACGTTCGCGGCGTAGGCGGGCGAGAGGAAAGCGGGTTTGGTATTGCGGCGGCAGGGGAGGAAATCGGCAACTACATCGAAGGCATGAACCGACTTGGCCCGTGGATCACGATGATGAAACGCGGGTACGATCCGGCAGAAGCATCCAAGAAGGCGGGTGCTGCTCAGGTGCTCTACGGCAACAAGAATTACACGCCATTTGAACAGCAAGTGATGGCACGGCTGTTTCCATTCTACAAATTTTCTCGCGGGTCCATGCCGGTCGTTGCTCGGAACCTGATGGAGAAACCGGGTGGAATGTACGGCACGATCATCAAGGGAAACAACCGTGCTCAAGGTGATGGTGAACTTGCTCCTGATTACGTTCGGGACACGGCAAACATTCCCGTTGACCGAAACAACCCGATCTTGTCAGCGATCGCAGGAACGCCACCAGAGGGCACTGATCGCTACATCACGGGCTTTGGTCTGATGCACGAGGACTTAATGGGCTTTGGTCCGTCAGTGCGTGGTGCTGGGCTCGAAGCATTGTCCAGAATGAACCCATTCATTAAGGGGCCGCTGGAGTGGTCAACCGGGCAAACGTTCTTCCAGAGGGGACCAGAAGGTGGTCGCGACCTGGACAAGCTTGACCCAACCATTGGTCGTCTTGTCGCCAACGTCATGGGGCAGACAGAACCGGACGATTCCAAGAAGTTCCCGTTGTGGATGGAGCAGATTGTCGCGAACTCACCGATTGCCCGAGCAACAACCACAGCGAGATCGCTCACTGATCCACGCAAGCGATCCGAAACAGTGCCGGGAATGCCGGGTGCTGCGTCGTTGCTCAACACGCTTACCGGGTTCCGTGTTTCGGACGTGTCGCCAGCAAGCAAAGACGCAATCTTGCGGGAAATGCTCAATTCTGAAATGCAGGATGCGGGTGCTTCAGTGTTCGAGCGAGTGTACTTCAGCAAGGAGGAACTCGACAAAATGTCTCCCGCAGCAAGGGAGAATGCGATCAAGCTCCAGGGACTGGCCAACGTGCTTGCACAGCGATCTAAGGAACGCAAGGCACAGCGACAAGCAGAGGAAGCGAAGAAAGGCAAATGAAGTTTTGCCGCTGGTGTTGTAACTGATATCGCCAATAGCTAAAGTGGTGTGAGGTTACAGCCTGTAACGTTTCAGGGTTCCATTCTGAGGTGATGCCGTGTCTACTGGCCGAGTCAATATCAGTTATCGAGTTGGTGGTGCAGTAGTCGATGCACAGATCGATCGTGAGGACGAACAAGGGGCGGCAACCCTGGTGCCGTTGCCTGCCGGGATTGCTGGCACGCTCACCACACGAACCGATGCCGACACCGGGGTCGTCACGGTCCTTGCTGGTCACGGGATTACCACGTCCGACACGGTAACGCTGTTCTGGGCGGGCGGTGTTCGGCGCGGGCTTACGGTCACTGCAACAGCCGCAACCACCATTTCGATTGACGTTGGCGCTGGTGCAGACCTGCCTGCTGTCAGTTCGGTTGTTACGATTGCCAAAGAGGTGATCACGTCGCTAGGGCACATTGGCAACGATTTGGCAATCTTTGCCGTCCATAGCGTGAACCGCTTGATGGCAAACATTCGAGACGCTGTTCCTGCAACCATCCTAGCTTTGGATATCACAGGGCGTGAGTCGTTTGCCTATATCTCAACCTTCAGCGGCACTAATCCGTTTGCCGGTGAAACGCTTGTAACTGCGGTGCTTGCCAATGGTGGGACCACTCCAGCGACAGCAACAATCCTGCACTTGAAAGACACGATCGTTTAATCGTGGCTTGTTAGATACATTCAACAATTAGGGTTCGATTATGAATTGGTTGGTCATTGTCCGCATGATCTTGGAAATCATTGCGATGCTTCCGAAAGACGCCGACGATGCGACGATTGAAAGCGTCGTTGAGACTGCGGTTTCGGATTGTGTTGGAAACGAACCCGCCGCACAGTCTGACGATTGGCAGGAGCTTATTCCGCACATCGTGGCGATCGTCAAGTTCTTGCTAAAAAAGTTCGGGCCGTCACTGTGAACGAACTGTTTGACCTTCACAACGCCGAACGTTTAAGCCGTGGCTTGCCTGCCATGGAACAGAACGATCGGCTAAACGCCGCTGCCCAGAAGCATGCCGATTGGATGCGATCGAGGCGGCGAATGTCGCACCGCGGGGCGGGCTTTTCATCGCCTGCACAGCGAATTGCGGCTGAAGGTTATCGGTTTTCATCGGTGGCAGAGAACATTGCCGCTGGCCAAACGTCAGCGGCGCAGGTCATGAATGCGTGGATGCGTTCACGCGGGCACCGAAACAACATCCTTGGACGCAACCGGGAGATCGGCTTAGGTCGGTCTGGAAACTACTGGTGCGTTGTTTTTGGCACTCAGAGGTAACTATGACCGCTGCGTATGACCTGGCGTTTGAATACGATCCACCAGTGGGTTTGCCGCCAGACTTGGTTGATGAGCATGAAGACTTCACGCTCATGTCCGAAGCGGCGCCCATTGTGTGGCACTTCCCAAGGCCGTTGTGGGAACCGATCTGGAAGAAAGGCTTTACGGGCAAGGGTGAAAGGATTGCGATCCTCGACACGGGTTGCAATGCTCACGCGCTCCTGCCGACACCCGTAGCCGAAAGGTCTTTCATCAGTGGCCAGTCCCCGCGTGACCCACGATCAGGACACGGCACTCACTGTGCGGGAACTGCTCTCGGTAGGGGCGGGATCGGTGCAGCGTGCGAGGCTGAATTGCTTGTTGGCAAGGTGCTGAGCGATGGCGGAAGCGGTTCGAGTTCAGGGATTGCAGCCGGTATCAATTGGGCGATTGATCAGGGTGCAACGATCATCAGCATGAGTTTGGGTGGTGGATCCTCGTACGAACCAACACGGCGAGCGATTCAAAGGGCAAACGAAGCGGGGATCTTGGTGTGTGCGAGTGCAGGCAACAGTGGCCAGCGGCTCCCGCGTAACACAATCGGTTTCCCCGGTCGGCACCTTGAATCCTATTGTTCTGGTTCAATGGACCAACAGGGCCGAATCTCTTCGTTCAGTTCGGCGGGTCGCGAGATGGACGGTGTTACACCGGGCTCGCAGATTGTTTCTTGCAGCAATGGCAACCGCAATGGATACCGCACGATGAGCGGGACCAGCATGAGTTGCCCGTTCGCTGCTGGCTTGTTCGCTTGCGTGCGAACCGGCATGGCAATGGCAGGCTTGCCAAGGCTTGGCGGTATCGACGATTGGCGTCCATGGCTACAGCGTTTCTTTATCGACCAAGGGCCAAGCGGTCACGATCCGACGTGGGGCTGGGGAATACCAGACTACCGCAAGATCGTTGACATGATGGCACAACCACAGGTGAAGTTCGTATGAGACTGATACTAATCTTACTGTTGCTGCTGCCGTCGCTTGCTGCAGCGCAACCCAAGGCTGTGATCGACGCTCCAGCAACGGTCAACGTTGGCGATTTGGTCATTCTCGATGGCGGGAAGTCTGTTGGTGACAATCACCTGTGGGTTGTCGATGAACGCGCCAAAGGCCGATTCCTGG